GAATTACGTCACCCGCCGAGGTGGCTACGCCATCTATGGTAGGCTCCCCAGACAACACCTGATTCGTATCAGCGTGCGCCACGGCGGATCCACGTGGAACGAGGTCCCGAACAAAGTCGTCAGGCAAAGGAGTTACAGGAGTAGACGCAGGTGAGTATGTTCCGTTAGTTTCTAGAGGATGACCATATAGGTCAACAGTAGTACCAGAAGGGTAGGAAGTAATTAGGGGATCCTTAGTAATAACAACACGACCTCCTTCAAGAATGTCATCTACAATTACAAAAGAACCCGGATTTATACGGAGACGAGAACCGAGTGTTATCCAAGGATTTGGCTCCTCGAATTCCAGCCTATTTTTAGTGGCACTAGCACGGGAGGACAGTACCATCTGGTTTTCAGGAAGCCAGATAGGAAGAGGGCTTCCTATCTTACGAGCAAACCGCATTCTACCAGACAAAAAAGTATCTAAAGGTAGTGCAACACCTCGTGCCTTAACAAAGGCAGAGTTGTAACTAGGAAGTTTGGCGTTAGCTAACTCGAATATTTTTCTAAGACGGCCCACGGTTCAACAACAATCTTCTTCATCAAGCAGGTAAGCTATAGACCTCAGGCGCTGGGAAAGTGATCGGGAAAAGTGAGATGCTTCTCTCGGGTAACCATCGTTATCGTCTTCTTCAGTGTCACTGTCCTCCTGAGCTTCCTGATCTTCTGTATTAGCTTCTGGTTCCTCCACCTCGGGAATCTGAGGAATAGGAGAAACAGCAGGTTCTTCTAGAGAAGTATCTTCCACAGGAGACTGTGACCAATTAGAAATGGAGTGATGAAGTGCTGCATATATGTGCTTACACCCCATACCTATTCCTGATGGGTTTGTAACCCGTGCAGGGTCTCCTGTGGAGTATATTATATCAGAAGATCCATACCTACTTAGAGCCCATTCACACACATATCTGAAATACTTACAAGAACATGACACCCATACTGGAGTGTCCGGAGAGGGCCTTCCAGGAGACACTTCGTTTTGCCTAAGACCTGGAAGAGGAACACCTGCCCATGCAAGGACAACCTTTTTAGGAGCGCCTATTAGTGGCTTTGAGTTGTCCTCATACATACGAACGCATTGTGCGGTGTATCCCTGTATGAATACAGGTCCCAACTTAGATAGGCGGGAGAACTTAGGAGGTGCGTTCCTGTCGGCTCCCTCATTTATTGGTTTAATGGTACATCCTGAACTGTACCCTACAATTTTTGGAATTGTGTTGGATAATATCTGACCAGAAGTTAGGGGTCTCAGTCCCCCAAACGGTGCTCCAAAGACATACATACCGAACCTAAATAATGAAGAGCCTAAACAGGTCCATCTTCAAGTAATTTCGGATTCGATCCGAAGTAGTAAAATATCCATTAAATAAGAAAAAGACGCACCACAGAAAGAGTACACCAATAAAGCAGGTAACAACCGCTCTACAGGAGGAGTAAGTCCACTAAAATAAAGTAAAAAGAAAGAAATCCAACCAGAGTGGAAACCTGTACAGAAAGAACAAGAGAGCATTTTCTCCATGAAGGAGGATCTAGATGTGACCCACTCTCGAAAAGGAGTAAGTAGACTCGCGTCCTTTATAGCAAAGGTTATTCCATACATAGAAAACAGTGTAAGGGCTGACACAACCATGAACGTCATCCCTTGCTTGTTTTCTTCTTAGTAGCCTTCTTAGTAGCCTTCTTAGTAGCCTTCTTAGTAGCCTTCTTAGTAGCCTTCTTAGTAGCCTTCTTAGTAGAGGAAGTAGATTTAGATTGTATAAAAACTCCGCCAACCACGTCTAAACTCCATTGGCCGTCTGTCGGATCAATCTCGTAGAAATTCATAAGGTCTTTAGAATAAGACTGTAGTCCTGCGCTTTTCTCGTGAAGATGAACCTCTATACGTTCAAGTTCTGACTCTAACTCATTTCTGGTATCAGAGTACTTACTCACTAGTTCTTCTAGTTTACGCTCTAGCCCCCTTTTTTGCAGGGATAGGTGGGTATACCTGTTCTTCTCTTCTGTAATAGAAGAGACATGCTGAGATAAAACGTTTCTTTCCTCTTCTGTGAGAAGAATTCGCTTCACTTCTGTGATGCTATCTGTCATTTATGTACTCCTGAACATAATTTTAGAGTTATTATCTGTTTTACAGGATAGCTAATACAACTTTACCCTTAAACAATCACTCTTCCATAGTAAGGATAGCACTGGCACTAACCATAGCTTCCACCCTTCGGATACGTGAGTTTAGGTCAGCCCTGATAGCTAGAGTGATGAGATCCCCGCTATTGATTGAAGAGTCTTCAATCAATAGGTACCCTCCACCTGGGGCTTCTTCTGAGAGGGAAAGGGACAAGGAGGCGACCTTCCTAAAGTCTCCCCCGATACGTTAGAAGAGGACCATCTACGTTTCCCTGTATCACATTTTCAGTGTGGCTGTCCCCGTCCATAGTCACACCGGGTCCAAGTATAATTCGATGTCCGACTGGAAGTCGTATCTCAGAGCCAACTTTCCAGTGGCCGTGAGGCACGTAGATGACACCTGAGGATGAAGCGGCGCCCAATTGCTCAGGCCGTGTGATAGGTGCATGACCTCTATATTCACTATATTTAGGCATCAATCTTCTTTTTCTATGAATGTTCCGTCATGGGAAACAAGCGGTTGGTAGTCGTCATCCAGCACATACTCAGGCGAGTGCAGGGGGTACATGGGGGGGTTGGATCGCTGGGGCTCTTTGGCCTGTTCATCGCCTCGGTCGTCACATCGATCAGGTTCTCGATGGCCTCCACAGCCGTAGCTCCTGCGGCACTCCAGTGGTAGCACATGGCATAGTAGTCGGAGCTGACGATCATGTAGATGCGTTCGGTGGGGAAGCGAATCCCCGTACGCTGCAAGACCAACGCTACGAGGTCCTGCGCCACCTCTTCAGCAACAGCGAGGTCAACTGCGGAAGCAGTGTACCCTTCTTTGATCTGGAGATCGAACGGCATCAGGTGCTTCCCTTGCTGAATCCGTAGATGTTGTCGAGCCACTCCCCGAGGAGCACATGCTCGGCATCTGTGAGGATGCGATCGAAGATGAACGTCTGGCCCATATCGACGCCGGAGTCGAGAGTTGTACCGTCCGGGTCAGCGAGGATTGACCATCCGTAGCTGCCGTTGTAGATGAAGCTCCCTCGCATCGAGAGGTCCTCCGCCACGCTCCCGCGCAAGACACCATCCTCATATACCGCTGCGGTGTGTGCCTCGGCGTTATACTCGCCACGGTAATAAATGGGGGCTGTGGATGTCTTGGCGTTCACACTGGAAGGGCCGGCGCCTGATGACTCTTCCACTTGGATCAAAACGTTGGTCGCGTTGGTGCGGAAGCGGTAACCGGCACCCGAGCCAACACGGTTGCTGATCAAGACGCCATTGGTTCCCGAGCTTACGGCTGCGACAGTGACGGTCGTATAGCTGGTGCCTCCTCGCCGGTTGAGACGACCAGTACGGACCTCTTCGAGGAAACCAGTGCCATCGGAGGTGAACGTCGGGAGGTTGTTGAACGCAGCCGTGGTAGCATCCAGACCAAGGCGGGTGCCGGCGTCCGTCTGCTCAAAGTGGTTGCCATACAGCGAGCGATCAGGTGCAAAGTCCACACCCCCGTCCAGGGTTGCGTAGGCAGGGTCTATCCAAGCCACCAGCCCTTGGATCATCAGGGGGTTCCAGTCCAGAGCGAAAGCCTGCTGGTACTCCAGCATCTTTGCGGCGAGCTGGTTGGGCGTGAGCGCACCCGCAAAGCCGTCAATCAAGCGGATATTACCTATCACCTGCCGTGTGCTGTTCGCTCCAGCGAGGGCGTTACCGATCACGGGAGTCGTGTTTTGCCCGACTGCTTGACTACTCCAGCCCGTGCCGTCCTCGTGGTAGGTGTCCGAGTTCTGGATCAAGAGCGTGTGCCCCTGGTAGGTGACTTTATCCTCGATGTCGTGGTTGAACACGAGAATGCTCTCTGTCGACGCGGTGTCGATGTCTGAGTCGATGAACGAGCCGTAGTAGCCACCAACGACGGGGGTGGGCTGTGTCGAGTCGTTGATGCTAGACAAGATCATGCTGCCTGCCGTGATCACACGATGGTCATCAGTGCCGTCTGCTGGGTCCGGCTCCATGACGGCCAGCAGCGTCGCAGTGCCGCCTCCTCGCTGGGCTGTGTTGCTCGTGAGATCCTGCACCGTTCCACGATCGAAGTACATGGCGTCGCCGCCATCGGCGAAGTAGCCAGCAGAGTATGCGGGGCCTGCCGTTGCGGGGGTCCATGTAGCGTCGCCCTGACGCGCACGGTCAGGGATCGAGGTGATGATGTTGCTGCCATCGTAGGATGCATCCTCGGCGTACACCGAGAGCATCGGGTAGTCCTGGACGAATCCATCAGCTACGAGGTCTTCGTAATACTGTGAGATCTCTTCCTGCGACTGGGCGTAGCTAACGCATGCGACCTTACCAATCCGTCCGCGGTACTGACGAGACGTTGCGAAGCTGGCGTATCCGCCACCGATGCCGAGGTCTCCACCGAAGTCCGCGTCCTCGCCTTCCCCAACGTTGACTCCGCAAGTGCCCACGAACTCGCCATCCACGTAGATGCGAGCGATACCGTTGGTGCCCCGAACGACAGACAGGAGACATGCGCTGGTAGGCATGCGGAGTGGATTGCCAATGTGATCATCAGCTTCACGGAAGCTGCCGTCATAGATGCCGACACAGAGGTCGTTGTCGTAGGCGCTTTGGATGATGAAACGACCGGACTGCATGTCGATTACGCGCAGGTCGTCGTCGTACTTCTCCGTCTGCAAGAGCATGTGCCACGTCCGGCCGCCCATGGGGTGATCGTTTAGCGTGCCGAAGAAGTCGACCGCCGTAGCGTCCCAGTACATCGCGGGGAAGTCATCGCCAAACACGTTGGCTTCGTAGAACGGACCCGAGAGGCTTGCACCGCCGGTGAACACAACACCCGTTGCGCGGTCGATGACCTCGGTGATCTCGCCAGACGTAACGGTGGCGTCACGTGCATCGACGTCGAGGATCGGCGAACGACCATCGGTGTGCCAGTGTCCCCACCCATACGCACGTGCCATAAGCCTCTCAGTCTCGGTCAGCTCGCGGGAGAAGATCGTGGTCTGGCACCACTCCATGTTCGGAGTGCGGTTGTCTGTGGGGATGGCGAAGCGCTGGTTGTTGGGGTGGCCGGTTGCAGCAGGGCTGCCTGTGCCTTCATTGCCAAGGAAATCAAACGTCCCGGCAGAACCATCCCATGACCCGATGAAGGATGCGGCGTGTCGCTTCGTAGTGTGCGCCCCGCCATTCGTGGCCTCTGGGTAGAAGATGACCTGGGTTGGCGTCTCTCGGATCTGCGGGTAGTTGCTATTGCCGTTGTACTGAATCCAACGCGCAGCGTTCTCTTCGGCCACTACGCGGCCGTAGTAACAGACGCTGAACGCGTTGAGCGTACCACCTACGTCGAGGGCATCGATGCGGTACTCGTTACCCGTACCGCCTCCGTCTGGCTGAAATCGCACGTACGGCCGGCCGCTAGAGCCGAACCCGCTCATCAGCTGCGCCGTGTTGGTTCCAACATCGAGCAAATCGTTGCCGTTGACGGTGCCCGTAAGCTCGTCGACATCCGTGCCCGTAACCACAACGTTCTCCGCATCCCACGACTCGATGCAGTCGCTCCATTCTTGCGGTGCGCTGTCAACATTGGGGAAGTTGCGCTTGATCGCTGCACGCACATCGGCACGCTTCGCGGCATCATGGAGCCCATCATAGATGGCCAAAAATCGGAACTTAGTGCTCCACGTCTGAGCGGTGTCGAGGCCACCGATGGAGACGTAAGTCGAGCCCGCCAACGCTGACTGCCATACGCCAGCATATTCGGCGTGGCCATCGTCTTGGATCAAGACGCTATCGTGGTATCCACGGCGATCGCCGACGCTGTCCTTGCCGCTAAGGGTGTAAACGTTGAGGTCCATCGCGGACGGAGGCACGACACCGAATGAGTTGTACCCCGACGTCAGCACCTGAGCGTTGCCCGTGCTTGCGACACACAGCGCCAATCGGTTGCTGCTCTGGTACAGCTCACCAATGAACTCGCGTGAGGCATAGCTCGCAGCGTTGTCCACGAGGCAGTACACGGTGTACTCACCTGACGTGTACTCCGGGACGATGTTGGCGTTCGCGGCCTTCAGCGTGCCTGCACCCACAAAGCTAACGTAAGCTCCTTCGCTGTCCGTGCCTGTGGTCGGGCTTGCTCCCGATTCTGTGAGCGTGTAGCTGTACTCGGAGCGGCTGGGGATGCCGGAAAAGGCTACGTAATCTGTAGCGTCCGCCCACACAAGCGCATTGCTCTTGATCGTACCCGTGACGTCAGTGTTGCCGCCTGAGGTTGCCGTGATCGTATCGCCCACCGTGATCGCAGGGATGACAATGATCGAGCCTGTGCCCAGTACCTCAGAGTCCGACGTGCGGGTCCAGGTGTAGTTGGACCCATCGCCTCCGGAAGCCGTAAGTGTCTCGCCCTCGGTTTCGGTTCCGCTAATCGTAACTGGCCCTGCGGCAGCAACTTCTCCACCGCCAATGAGGCCCGCAAGCTGTCCAGGGTAGATCATGGTGTATACGTGAAGTCGCCAGAAATGGCAACGTCTCCTGATCCATAGTAGAAAAACGTTACGGCTGTGTTACGGCTCACGTGGCTGTACGATCCTATGGACGAGTTCTGTGCCTCACCTCCGTGAATTGTGACCCCTACTCCTGCAACAAAAGTGACTTCCAAACCTGCGTTGGCGATCCAATGTACATAAGATGTTCCTGCGGTGCCCGACTCTATAGTGATGCTTCGTGTAAGATCTGTCCCTGTATGGACAACCCACTGGTTGTTGTTACTGTCATTCAGGGCGTCGGTACCTCCTGCATATGCTGTGTCATCAATGTCAAGCACCTCCATTCGGATGTCAGCTTTAGAGGCCAACTTGGTGTCCGTGTCGTCCCGGACCTCGACTATTGCTGCCTGGACATCTGTGGAGGTGATATCTCCATCTGGGTCGAACACCAGCGAGTCGGCATCTGTCGTGTCAGTGTCTGTAATGACAAGCTGGGCGATTCCTCCCCCTAGGGGGTTTGACACAACTACACCTGATCCACTAACATAAAAAGACGTTGCTTGTATTACAGTCTCTCCTCCCTCAAGAGGACTTTGCCCATTTACTACATTGATATATTCAATCTTACTATCGTCAGGAGAAACCTGAATGGCCCATACCCTCGTGGAGGTCTCCCATACAATCTTCCAAACTACGTCTCCTGTAACACTAGTGGCTTTGAGTATGGTTCCACCATCCAGTGTAGTAGCTGTGACTCCAGATCCGTCATCAAGGTCATATCCGGCTGTTCCCTGTATGTGTACGTAGCACCAGTCTCCCGCAGTTCCGGCGTCGACAGTAATGGAAACGTCAGGACCGTCGTCATTTGCAGTGTAAACTCTGTATGTGGCACGAGTAGTATCATCAATAGTGTCTGATGTTCCTGATACCGACACTACAGTTAGAGCAGTCTCCGTTCCAGGAAACTCTTGTCCAGAATTGAAAACAATGTCCCCAGTCATGGTACCGCCTGTCCTCATAAGAGCACCAGCAGTAGTAACATTTGCAGTGTCAGTTACATCAGCACCTGGTTCGATTGTGTCCAGCTTGGACCCATCCACAGACAGGTCCCTACCATCAAATGTCTGGGCACCACTGAAGGTAATGTTACCTGTCATAGTGCCGCCAGTTAGCATAAGAGCGCCTGCGGCAGTTACGTTGGCAGTGTCCGTTACATCAGCCCCGGTTTCAATGGAATCCAGTTTAGATCCATCTACAGACAGGTCCCTACCATCGAATGTCTGAGCACCACTGAAGGTAATATTACCTGTCATGGTACCTCCGGTGCGCATAAGAGCACCTGCGGAGGTAACATTAGCAGTATCGGTCACATCAGCACCAGATTCGATGCCGCTTAGTTTTGATACATTTGCGTCGTGGGCTGTCTTGTCTGCCGCACTCATGAAGCCTGCGGCACCCGTGGTAGCTACTGCGTGCTGCGTTCCTCCTCCTCGCGTGCCGTGTTGGGAGTCGCTTGCTAATATTCCTACCTGTATGTCATTTGCATTAACTGCTATAGATCCGTCTGCATTGGCTATTACGTTTAGGGTACGATCAGTAGAAAGTGTCCCTCCTCCCGTAAGACCTGCCCCCGCAATAATTTGCGTGGATGTGTCTACTTTTGAGGAAAGTTTAGTGTCAGTGTCGTCCCGTACCTCTACGAGGGCATCCTGGACATTGGTAGATGTAATGTCCCCGTCAGGGTCGAACACTATGAGGTCAGCGTCAGTTGTTCCGCCTCCACCCACAGATGCTATTGCAGAGTCTATAGTATCAAGTATAGACTGCAAGTCATCAACGGCAGATCCACCTATTGTGGTCCAAGAAGGGTCGTCATACACTCCTACTGCGTATGAACCTGCTGTTACAGCACCAGTAGCATTGAGTTGAACACTGGGATTGCCTGACGCCCCTACCACTTCTGTATGGAAAAGTGTAGTAGGTATAGAAGAGGTGCCAACGGTTATAGAGGCAGTGTCTGACTGTCCTATCTGAATGTCACCATTAGTAGAGGTTCCGGTTCCAGCTCTGATGACGGTATCACCTCCTGTGGAGGACCCTCCTGTGGCATCACCTGCTTGTAATATTAGACTTCCGGCAGTGGAGGACGCAAAAGTAGTATCTCCACCTTGAACAGTAAGAGACCCTCCATCGGATGAGGTAGACGAACCACCCGACAATAGGATGTCAGTCCCATTTAGACCTAGTAAGGAGGTGGATGTGAGATTTAGAGAAGAGGTCCCGTCCGCTACTGATAAAGCAACACTACTAGAGGGAATGGTAAGATCAATTGCAGGACCCGTGGTTGATCCTCCCATAATGATATTAAGGGCATTTCCAGATCCTGTCGCTGTCCTGTTTAGGGATAGAAGATCGAATCCAGCAACACCTCCATCATTAAAAATTAGGGGATCTGAGGACGGTACATCCGCTTCATTGTCTGTAGGGGCAGAAGTTATGACTGTATTGAGATCGGAGGCAGCAACAACGGAAGTAGGTACCTGAGACCAATCTGTAGCGGGTGCTCCAGTCTTTATCCAGGCAGTTCCGTTTGAAGCAAACGCAAAGCTACCAGCATTGGCCTGAATGCCTGTGCCAGCTCCCGGATCTGACACCGTTGTAATTATGGATAGGTTAGGTATACCACCGGCACTAGAGGATAGCAGAATGGGTGAAGAGGCGGCAGGAGCACCACCAACACCAGAGTCGGAAGTAGGAGCAGAGTTGACAGTAAGTACTCCCGTACGAGATATTGTCATTCTCTCGTTAGCAGCACCTGCTCCACTTCTCCATGCTGCAATATTTGTAGCAGACCCTGACTGAGTTAAATCCGAAGCAGCACCAGATCCAGAAGAGTTTACGGATAGACCAACGCCTGTAGAACTAGCGCCCATGGTGACACTTAGGCCCGACCCTCCTACTGATGAAGACGGACTCTTGTTCAACTCTAGAAGGTTGTGTGTGCCAGTTCCGTCCGTGTGAGCTATAGACAGTGCCGTGTCTAAGGCAGATGTGTCTATAGACTGTCCCTGATCATAAGCATCTTGAAGGTCTATAACGGGGGCAGCACCCACTGTAGTGATGAACTTCTCCCAGTCGGTAGCAAGTGCCCCTGTCTTCATCCATAGAGACCCATCCAAGTTAAGAAGAAGGGAGCCTTTAGGCGCAGGAAACCCTGTTGCATCTGGATCACCTGTGCCTGTTCCTATTAGAATATGGGCTGTTCCGTTTGAACCGAAAGAAGGGGTGTCTGAGGGGTCCAGTATAAGGCCAGCGGAGTAACTGAAGTCAGTAGAGTTATCGGACCAACCCCGTGCCAATGTCGTAGTATCAGAAGAATCTCCCCCCAGAACAACACTAGAGTTTATGATGTGAGGGCCACCTGATAGGTTAACTGCCCCTTGTACTTCTAGGTCACCCGATAGGATCCAGTCTCCATCAAATGTTCCTACAAAAGTACCGGCCACATTAGATATGTCCAAAATGGAGTTAGCAGCTCCATCTTGTAGATCAAACAAAGTCCCCCCAGGACCTATTGCAAGGACAGGACTTATGGTAAAAGGAGTAGAGCCTCCCGAGGGACGGTAGGTACTCATGAGTAGAGCGTCAGATGTAGGGTTAGCCTGGCGCTGAGTAGTGATAGTAGGTATGTTTATACCTAGGAACTTTAAATCAGCCATGAAGTCCTACTGCGGGTCTAAGGGGTACCATATCCCTCTATATTTAAGGTTATCGATAACCTGAACTAAGTCAGGTCATGACTAGTTTGTGGTCAGACCCACAATAACTGCACTTCCTGCTACCCCAAGTACAAGACCTAACCCAAACATAAACCAGGTACCGTTTTTATCCCACCAGGACTCTGTGGATAAAGAATCTATCCTAGAACGTTGTTCCTCTATGAACTCTTCATAGAGACGTGCCTCCAGTTGAAGCTGGCTCCTCAGAAGCGAGTTTTCTTGAGTCAGGCGAGGAACAGCCGCATCATTTTCTAAGGAGAGGATGAAATCCTCCTCTGTCATCAATATTCCAGAAAAGGGAGCAGGTGACCCTTCTGCTAGAGGTGACGTAAGACGAGGGCCATCTTGTGCTAATGCAAAAGATGGTATGAGAAAAAAAAGCAGTAAGTAAGATATAAAAGTCTTCAAGGGTTCCACCAGTCTGGCTTAGCTACACCAACATCCTTAGGATGGGGTCCCTTACGCCTCTCTTTATGAGGAAGCGCTCCTACTGGGAATCCTGTGAAGGAAGCGGACGAGTCATCGTCTTCTGCTTCTTCAACTTCCTGGTCATCATCCTCACTAGATGATTCCTCTTCATCAAATGGATAGTTACCAGACTCTATATCTTCCTCAAGACCGTCATCTATAAGTTTAATTGTGTCAGTTGCTGCTAATAGCACAGACGCCCTAAAAAGCCTACGTGCAATAACATGATAGCCCCTATCATGGGCAACCTTTGCTACTTTTTCTAATTTCAGACTAACTTTAATCATTTATCAGTAAAATCTTCTTCTAAGTCAACAGGGGGATACGAAGGCATGGGGTCTGGCATATGGTCGGGAGGGTATTCTCCTGGTCTAACAGACTCACCAGGGAGAGATAGGACAACTCCCTGCCTCTTTGCGTAAGATTTCATAAAGTTCCACGAGAACAAAGAAGCAACACCTGCGCCTGCAAAGTATCCTACACTAGCGGAAATAGGCCAAGAAGGGTCACTGAACTCTGGATTTGACCAAATAAGTCCTAGTAGTGCACCACTTATAATTGGATGTAGAGACAGTGTCTCCCTTCCCCACCACCAAAACCACTGATTTTCCCATGGCCATTTACCCTTAGCAACGGTATAAGCACGCTTACGAGTAAAAAGTTTAGTACTAGTAAAACGACCAATAATAGTAAAGGCAAGCATCACGACCAAGAAAGGCCAGTGAGGCAAAATGTTTTCAGAAATAAATAGCCAGGTTTCTTCCATGTCAGCTAGTCCAAGTTGCAGTTACATCCCAAACATAATATTTTTGTCCACCCGATAAAACGCTAACAGAGACAAAAGAACAAGATAAGGAAGAAGTAAGCGGTACGTCTATATCAATTTTTATTGTATCAGCTAAATCTGATAAGAGGTACGCACACGGGTCGGAGTAAGTGTTAAACGTCTCTTGTGTAACCTGTACAGTACGAACACAGGTAGTGTCACCTAAGACATAGGTAGTTCTAGAACTTGGGGAGGAAGAGCAGGTCATTCTTGTTCGCCTACAATGACAACCTCCTTGATGGACTTCTCGTCAATTATATCAACTAGGTCAGGAGTGACTCTGATCCTAAACTGGAAGAAGTCAGAGGCAGGAACGCTATCTGTTTGTGCGAGGCGCTGCCATGTTCCTGTGGCGGAGGTTCGGAACTCTATACATACCTTAGAACTAGGTATTGTTCCCTTGACTAGGTACCCATGAAGGCTAACAGGTACTGAGTAGGAGAGGGCCTCAAAAGTAACTATGTTATCTCCTAGGTATGCGTCTTCTGGGTATCGTACAAACCTGTTGTTAGTCAAATCTGTGAACAGAACCAGGTTTCTTACTGACCCGTCTACAGACAGGATGTCAGAGGCGACCGAGGAAGACTGAGCTACGGAGGAAGAAGACATGTGAGGTACTTGTGGAGTAAGTGGATTGCCTCCTATCAACTTAGAATCGTTAGAATAGTACCCGAAAGTCATTTGATGACGAAGGGTGGTAAGGTCAAAAACCTCTACACTACCCTCGTTACCAACGTATAGCTTTCTTCTTTCCTCATCAAGATGAAGCTTAGTGTCCTGTAGCCTAAGCCAATATTCTGAACTTCTCCCGTCTATGTGGGCAGTTAGAAAGTTGTTGCTAACACCCGTTGTAACACTAAGAGCACCCGCTTCCATGTAAGGGTAGCCAGTCTGGAAGGGATTATTGGTGTTTGTTGTAAGGTCGTTGAGGACCCACAATGACTGTAGAGAAGCGTCAAAGTGGAGACTTACAGGTATCGTTACCTGACCCTGAGGAAGGGTTCCATCACCTGAATTTATAGCAACATAGTCTATAAATACAGGAGCAGACAAAGGTAAGTCTGAGGCGTTAAAAGAAGCGATGTACCCCGGACCGGTGGAAGAAGGAGGAGTTCCTTCAGTACAAGCTACATATAGAGTAGAAGTAGCAGGATCAAAAGCAAGGTCCACAGGGCCAGAAAGATCCCCTGTTGTAGGCAGTCCAGAAGTTCCAGGAGTTCCTAGACTCTGAATAAGAGTAAAGTTACTGGTACTATAGATGTTTATGATGTGGTCTACTTGGTTTGATACTGCCAGGTACTCTACCCCATCTACCTCGAAAGTTATAGCGGAAGAAGGCTGTCCATACTGAGGAAGAACCGGAGTTCCCGATGCCAAAAACCCTGGAACAGCTCCAAGGGGCTGACCGTGCTCGTTTAGGTAAAGAACTCCGTGGTCTTCGTCAGTTACGTAATACCTACGACCGTCCGACAAAGTACCATAGGGTACGGTAGTCGCTGTTCCGAGGCTATCATCTCTTCTGACCCATATCTTCTTAAAACCAGATGATACATTTCCTCCTCCATGAAAGAGGGGCCTTACCCACCCCTGAAGGCGCTCTGCTCCTTTCCACTCAAATCGTATCTCGCGATTAAGCTGGTCGTTTACCATGAGTCCACTAGACCCGTTGGTGGCAGCAACCTTGGATGAGTCTAACCGTATGTTTTGGTCACTAGTTAGAGCAGATATGTGATCTTGGATAGCCTGGGCGTAAGATGAATCGGAGAGTACGGAGTTCTGGCTTACAGTCTGTGCGTTAGATACTACTAACGATAGGAAAGATTTAAAATTTTCAAAAAGAATCATTTCTATTCTCGCTAGAGTGTTATGACAATACGGTAAGAAACTACGTGCTTATCCGTCTTTACGTTTAGAGGTTGATGAGCCACAGCGAACATGAATTTACTACCGACCTCAAAGGGAAAAGGTGAACTTAGTATTTCAGCAAAAAGAGCAACTTCTCCTATGCCGGCGTTTAGCTCTAAGGCACCTATCCTTCCAACAAATGATTTAGAAGTACCATCTAAAGTAGCTGTTTCTACCTGATCAATGGTATCTCTAAATACCTCGGAGATAAGAGAAGTGGAACTCGGATCAACAGCAGTAGCGGATAGGGGGTTAGAGGGGTCGTACCCTGACGTGCCTACAGCAAACTCCATTACCCTAAAAGAAGTGCCGTCAGTTAAAGATCTGGCCATGTATTGGCGGGCCATGTCTGTTACTACAGCAGTTACGGTACTGACAGTAGCAGAACCTGACCCAAGAGCAGATCCTGATAGTGAATAGCCGATACACCCTGCTTCTGGTGGCCAATGCTGAGCGAATCCGCTAGAAGAAGATGACCCTGAGCCTACAAAAGGGCTGAGTGTAGTAAATGAAGATGAAAAACTAGCCATGTATCACCACGTCTTCCGGATGAAAATCGTCATAAAATCCAGAGAAAACCTGATGAAGGGGTCCTCCTATTGAACATTCAGGAGTACCTATACCGTCAAGGCGAGAAAGGAGGCAACACCAAAAAAGGTCATCGTGATAGTGTATTTTTGGTATGTTTCCAAGCAAGGTACTACGAAAATAAGACGCAGCAGAAGGAATATCTGTAATTACAGGAGGGTCCTCGGAAACCAGGTGAGCCACCGCAGCGGCAAGGGAATCCTGTACCTTGTTAGAGGCACGAGCCCACTGTGCTACATGGTTTATCTTATCTGCTAACCCCTGATCCAGTACTGCCCTTTTGTAGAAAGAAGAGCTGGACAATAAGAATTCAGGGGAAGCATATGCGTATCGGACCCTACTCACGGAAGAGGTGCCTTTCCGTTCCATACAGAACCGATTCCAGACCCTAAGGAATAAGTATTGTTGCTGTTCAGAGGAGTACGATTAAGGATGGCATCATTTAGTATTCTTAAACCAGGAACACGACCTCTCCACGCCTGGTTTGGTGACCTGTGGAAAACTACAGCGTCATAGTCATCCTGCTGCGAAGAGAAAGGATTAACTGAAGCGGCTGGGTCTGACATCATATCGTTTCCTGAGCTTAACAGACGTTTCTGGGCCACATAAACCGGAATGACAGAGAGTGTGTCGTCTAACATCTCACCAACAACGAAGTTGGAAGATACAGAAGTGTCCCTGCTAAGGTTGGACGAGGGAGAGGCCAGACTAGTTCCAAATATAGCGGAGTAACTTGTGTCCTTAGGAACACCGGGATCGGAAGGAGAGTGAAAAGGACTTAATGACCCTACCCACACAGCATTTCTATCAGAAGCAACTCCCCCCGTATCTTCTGACCATGCGTAGAAATAACCCACGTCAGGGTCTGCTACACAGAAAGTCTGCGCTACTGTGTCATGCATGTAATGACCAGTAGATACAGGCAGGTCCCACGACGAAGTTCCAGTGTTCCAGCCCCCTATGAAACCTAGCTCCCACTCAAGACACAAAGGAGCACCTGCCCTCACTAGGCATCTTGCCTGCCACGGAACTACATCTGTAGCAGGATTTTGAATAACGAAGTAATCCCCTGCGGAAGGTGGAGAGGACGCAGCGTCAAATACAATAAAATCTACTCCAGTAGAACTCACGTTTAGTAAAGCAGACGAATCTAGAGTAACCTGAGTAGCGCTCGGAACAGCAGTTATCCTTGCTACAAAAGAGTTTGTAGGGTTAGTGATATCACGTATAGAGATGAACTTGTCCACAAAAGTTGCATCAAATACTCCAGTGGAAGAATAGAACTGTTGGGGAGTGGCTGCATTGACGATTCCGTCAGAAGCAGTATAAACAGACGTACCCCAGTTGGCTCCGCTAGCCTCAACTAGGGTAAATTGGTTGACATTAACAAGCCAATGGTACAAAGCATGAGCTTGTACCCTATATCGAATTGCAGGTGGAGTTGCAGCAGTGGTTGTATCAAAGTTGTGTAAGTGAGTAGCAACCATTAGTCTTCCTTAATGTCAGGTGTAGCGGTATCATCAAGATACTTTTGATACTGCTTTTGTTTTTTGTCGATGTCTCTTCGAGTTTTAGTATTTAGAGAGGCACTCTCAACTACTACCTGTCCAAGCTCTTTCAAGAGAGAAGCAAAAGCAGTGCATGTAGTGTAAGATCCTGGAAATAGTCCTTCTTTAGAAGAGTTAGCAGCTGCGTTGAAAGACTGAGCTAGTTGATTTGCCTGCTGCGCTGCTCTTACTATAAGAGTAAAGGTTTCATCATCAGAAGATGCTAGGCTCTTTTTAAGAGTGTCTTTATATTTTTGTATAACAGAAGCAGCATCCTGAGGTATCTGGGAGTATTTCCTTACAAGTTCACTGTACTCTGTAGTGTTCGACACCTGACCGGGGCTTTTACTTCGGGTCTTTCGGTCCAACTGTATCCTTGTTTGCTCCTGGTTTTTATCAGGTATCCTAGGAGACCCTCTAAGGGCATCGGCCAGAGCGTCTGTGTTTCCCTCCATCTCCTCGTCAAAGTCTGATGGATCTGACGTGTTGTCTAAGGAGGAACTAGTAGCTGCCATGGATACATCCACGGCTTTCCTTGAAGCAGCAAGTACTGTGTTGTACACTATTTTGAATAAGCGAATAGCTTCAAGAGATGCTTTTTTCTGCTCTTCTTTTAACTTGTGCTTCTTTTTTAGAAGAAACATAGGGCGATGAATAGTCCTCATGAAGAGTCTCTTATACCCCTTGTCAGTGTACCCCTTACTCATGGGGTACCTCTCTTTAATCCACTTATCAAGTTCACTTTTCATCTCATTTTTATCTGGAGACGAGTTTATTAAGTCCGACGCCTTTCTATCAAAAGATGATAGGACTCTATTCAAAGACCTTGTGTTATTAATTACAGATCTTAGTGCACCCGAAGACTGAGGTATAGGCCCCATGAGAGATATGGCACCCTTAAGGGACTCAAAAATATCATTACCAATGTTCTTGACTTCTGACATTATAGAATCCTCCACCTATGTAGAACGCGGCTTGATGACTTTCCCAGTCTCACTCTTTCCGTGTGTACTACATTTAGGGCACGAATAAGAACCGAAGCAAGGTCGTCTTCTGCTTTTGGTTCGGGAAGAAGAAACCTAGAAGTGTCATCGATACGACGAGCACGTTGACGGGTATCGTCAATCTTTCCAACTGACTCCATGTACAATCCAGAATTTACAGGAGCACCAGGAACCTTTGCAGGAGGTAGCGTCTTCCTCTCTGCACGATCTACCTCGTCAGACAAAAATTGTCGTACAAATTGCTTGGATTTCTTGCTAATTGTACGAACCTTCCTGAGTCGTTCGTTTATTTCACGGACTTGGCTTCGATGAAGTTCCTTGTTTTCTCTCTCCAAGTCTACTAGACCAGGGAAAGAAGATCTGTCGTTATCGTCTTTCACTTCCGAATATTCCAAATTCTCTCAGCAAGATTGTGAGTCTGATCTATGGCGTCTATGACACTCTGTCCATAGTCCTTCAGGGTCTGATTTATCTCTTCTTCCCTCTTATTCTGTTTCTCATATATCTTCTCAAGAGTTGCCGCTTGAGAAGATAGTATATCCTGGATCTTCTCGTTAAGTTCTTCTATTCTCTCTTTGGACTGCTTCTTTTCATCTATATACATTTTTAAAAGAACAGCCGCCACTATACCTATAGGACCGTTAGTAAGAAGAGATGTTATAAGGTCAGTCATTTAAGACTTACCAGAGGAAAGAGATGATATTCCTTCATTAGACCTTAGAGCTAAGTCTAGTGTATCGTCTATAGAAAGAAACAAATATCCAAAAGCTTGTATAGTTAGAGGAAGGGAGGGGTATTTATTTTTAGCCTTGTACGACGTCTGAATAAGCTTATTTGCCAGTTTTGCTATCCTATCCGAGTGCCGCAGTAACTCCCTCTCTAGGTCTGCGTCGTCAGGTATAAGAGCAAGGTGCGAAAGAAGACGGGGCTTCAAGTCCTCCATTAACCTAACAGCCTGCTCATAATCAGATTTATTGGGACGGGATGCTTGTTCTTGTCCCGCCATAGCACCTCCAGAAGGAAGTGCTTCGAGGCCGTCGCGTATTACATCCCTTTGCTTTCCTATAAGGTCCGCTTGTTGTTGCATTTCCTGCATAGCTCTTTCTATTCTAGCTACTTCATTAGGGTCATTACCCCTTTTAGCTTCTTCCAAAAGAGAATCTGCACGATCCAGTTGCTGCCTCAGGTCTAGTTCGACACGGGAAAGATGCTGGAGGTGCTTACGAGCATCTTCGAGAGGTTTACCGAAATCTCTTCTAGGACCTTTGTCTTCCGTCTTGAACTTCTGCTTATCAACAAGGTCGGAGGCACGATCATAGATGTCCTTGCCTTTATCCCATACCTTTCGTGCAGTATCATGCGTGTCCTTAGCAAAGTTCTTAATCGAGTTTCCTACTTGCCGAGACTTGTCCATAATTTCTTTGAAGGATAGAGCCTCTTTTATGTGACCCGCTTCGAGGAGATCAATGTAGATGTAAGAAGCCTCCTTAGACTGACTGGACACGGCCGCTAACATAGATTTAGCAATAATTTCATAGAGAAAAGGAACTAGTATGATAGATGTTCTATGCATGTCGTTCCTAGAATATTTATCTGCCAGAGAACGCATACTGTCTGCCCTCTTAGCTATACCCTCGCTGGCTATCCTTATGGCCTTGTCAACGGATTTATCAACGGGGATGTCAGGAGCAATAAAGTCTGTAACAAACCCTCGCAGGGCAGGCTCCGCTCCCTGCAAAAAGAGCTGCATGTCCTTTGACTTTTCCTTTATATTGTCTGACTTGGATCGTATGTCAGTCTTTTCGTCTTTCTCTATAAGATCCTCTGAATCTTTTGACACATCTTCAAAAGAAGGCATGTCATACACCTCTTCGATCTCACGAAGGGACTCCTCTACTTTTTTGCTCTTAAGAGTGTTCTCTTTTTTAAGAATCTTTCTGACAAGTGTTTTCATTTGCTTGTTTAGAATGAAAACCTCTACATTCAAAGAGTCAGACTTCATATCAAGCTCGTTGAATGATCGTAGTCTCCCTCCAAGGAGAGACTTCTCCTGGTCTCTTCTTATCCTGGACAACTGGTTTAGGTAGTTTTGGAGCTTTCTGTCCTTCTCAGCTAGCTCTTTCCGCAGAGATCCGATGTCCCTAATTATTTTTGTCCGCTCGTTTATTCTCTCTAGGAGGAGTTCATCATCCTCAGGGCCAGAAGTTAGGGTTGCTGTCTCGTTTATCTCTTGCAGCTCCTCAAGGAGAGCATCTTCGTGTGAAACAATAGAAGAAATCATTTTGTTTTGAGCACGAATTTGATCTTCGATTAGAGTAAGATTACGCTCTGTCTCTTCTCTCAGGTCCTCAAAGTGCTCAATACGACGGTGAGAAATGTCGGACCCGTCGTTTTCTTCTTCCATAGATTCGATCCTGTCATAAAGGGAATCTATGAACTCTTGAGTTGCCTTTTGTTTCTTGTTAAGAAGGTCCAGTCTCTTCTTAGCCTTATCAAGCTCCTTCTGAACAGCAGCATCGTGCTTGTCTAGAAGATATTCTCTCTTATCGTCAGACTTCTTCTTATTTTCAAAGGTAAAGTCTGATTTGAGAATGTCTCGGGCCTCTTCTGGCCCCATCTTTGAAATGAAGTCGTCGGGCCATCCGAGCAGAGACAGGTTCTTTTTATCCTCTTCGGATAGGAAGGAAGACTCCGCAGAAACAGATCGGGGCCCTCTTAAAGACGCAAGGACACGTCGCCTCTTTTTGTGTAAGGCCGACATGTCTCGGTTCAGAGAGGTAGGAAAAAAGGTACTTCTTGCCATGATTACCTAGATAAGCTACCGTCCCAGTCAATGGCAATGCCTCCTCCTAAACTTAGTAAAAGACGTCCATTATCAACAAAACTACGGTAGGGAATAAGTGGTGAAATGTATCTATAGCCACGAAGGTATCCGCGATCATCCTCTTCGAATCCTGCATCCTCTGTACCTAGTGGAATTCTAGCTGAGTCCCTACGGATGTCGAAAACACTATCAGGAAGAGCGGTAAACATATTTTGCTGGGATGAATCTCCGTATGTGACAGCAGAGTATGTAAGTGCGTTGCTCAGGGACTGGTCCAGAGCGTCTACGGAAGCAAGAGCCCCAGTAGGAGACAGTGCAGGGCTTCCTCCGAACGAGACAACGAACCTGTCATCATTTGCGGGGCGGCGTGGCTCTCCTGCTCCAAGATATCCTATTTCAAATACTCCCGTAGCTGCTGTGTTCTGAGTGAATAATCTAACGTTAGTGTCATCTATTAGCGCGTACCAAGTCTGTGTCGTATCTGCCGACACACTGCGGGCAGGAAGAACAGGAAGAGTCCATCCAGCGGACCATCCACCCTGAGGTGAGACCTCAAAGTCAATGCGGTCAGTGATTCCACCCGTAACAAATATCCTGGCCTGCCAAAGAGGTGATGCAGACCCTGACAATCCCTGAACAACGTACTCGCTGGCTCCAGCACTATTAAGTGAGGGATCTACTACTCTAAACGATATGTTTATGTCATCAACAAAGCTAGCACCGTAGAGTCCTCCCTCTACCACCACTTCGTCAGCAGATGGGACACCTATAATTCTGTACACGCCATTATTTGAAAATTCCGACCCGTAAACCGTAAGCCACATTCCTACATGAGCAGGAAGAAATGGACTGGCACCTGACCTGATGCGGTTAGGCTGTGTAGAGGTAGCTTCACCATCATTGCCAGAAGCTAGGGGTGCTTCAAAAACACCTAGCGGTGTTGCCTCTACACTTGACCACCCTTGAGAGTAAACTAGTACCTCACGAAGTAGGAGGTGAAACTCCCTCGCAGGTACATTAAATCTTTTCATAATTTTAGTGGGCATTAATCAAGAATCTTTCGTGTACAACGGCCTACCTACAGGGTAGAATGCATCAATTGCAGCTTCTCTTCCCGTCCTGACTCTCAATATTGAAGACCTGTCAGCTGAGGAGGAGTTTAGTATGGAATGACTCACAACAAGAGAGATAAGACCGCTTGGGTCCTTTATTAGGTACGTAAATGAAGCACCAACAAAAAGGGAATCTGATAGAGAAGAAGAGGTAGTGTCGGGGGAATGTGCCCCGTACACTTCTTGTGTTGATGATGCAAAGGAGGAAGGTAGAGTACGAGATCTAGGACTGTCTGCAAAAGGCCATGAGATGTAAACTCCTAGCCTATCAAGGACAGAAAGGCTATCCTGTGCTTCTAAGTCGGACAGTGGAACATAGTACAAGAAAGATCCCAAAGAGGAAGAAGCACTTGCTACACCGAGGTCTAGAGAGTACCTAGATACTTTACCGCGAGGCACAGACCCATAGGAAGAATCTCCGTTTGCGAAAAATGAAGATTCAAGAGTAGCAAAATCAGGTGCAGACCACGGGTTAGAAAGAACCGCCCCTGTATGTAGGAGAGACCCAGCTCCTTGTCCTTCGTATTCAGTCCTAACTAATCTGGAATACTTTCGTCTAGACGAGTTAGAAGAAGGAACAGAAGGATCTCTATAATAGACAGTTACAGTGTATACGAAGTGTTCTGCTCCAGGCGTGAGGCTTCGTATACGTAAAACATAGTTGTTAGAAGACTGCTTTAGAGCACCTACACCATCAAATTCATATACCCTTACTTCTTCATCTGAAGAACTAGTAGATATTGTAGCTGTTGCTACAGTAGAGGAGGAGGGAGGATTTATGTTAAGAAGGTCTAGCTCGAACGAAGCAGAAGTAGCAGTACCTACTCGTACAGTTACTCCATTTATGTATGCACCATCAGGGACTATAAGAGGATAATAAGCGTATCTGTCTGCTACGCTAGGTGCACGCCATGCACCTAGCGAGTACTCCATACCTACAAGAGCACCCACATCGTCACCCCGTGCTTCCTCTGGGTGGATGACCCGCGACACAGTAGCAGGTCGATCAAATAGAAGGGTGTTTTCCACGAGGGTCTCTGCTTCCGAGACACCGTAGACTGATCCCCCTGTAGGTAGCCTTCGAGTCAGGGCCCCTATAGAGCGAGTTCCTGCATCATGAGTGGAAGAAGACTCAAGAACTGCACTACCATGAGAGTTTCTTAGCTGAAGAAGGTCCTGACCCCGACTGGCGGGAGATCCTGTATCTTGAGCAAGTACTACTTCTCCTCTAAAATCCCATGACAAGGATCTAGGAGATATCCAGGGCATGTTAGTTCCCATGGTGTGAACGTCAACGTCACCTACCTTAAGAACAGTACCAGTAGTCTTATCCTGGAGTGGATAAGCGTCTGCTAGTCCCTGGTATGGGGTCATGTCGTAGTAAACGGTCAGAGACTGGGCTGCGGTAAGAGGAACGCGACAAGGAGATACCAAAAGTACCTCGAAATCAAATCCAGGATAACCAGAGTAGTCAAAAGAGGCAAAGGCACTATACCCCGAAGTATACAAGGGGTCCGAGAGGGCGTCTTTGACACCTACAGTAATAGTGTTAACTCCTCCAATGTTTGTATTGTCTCGAAGGCCAGGGTCAGTCCATAAGCGCCACTGAGGTGACGAGGTGGTTACGTTACGAGCGTAAGCCATTAGCTCAGACCCTCCCCAAGAAAGAGAAGAAATTTCTGACCCGTTACTTGTTCCGAGGAAGAACCCAGAATAACCAGAATCTCTAACAGGCACCAAGAAGTTCCTGCTAGGAAGCGCAGTAGGATTTCGAGTGGGCTGTACTTGTGATGCTCCGGAACTTCCTCCTACAAAAGTAGGACGAATGGCGGAGGTAGACCATGAATACAGGCCCCGTACACCCCTATTGAATGGACTTACTATAGCCCACCTGTTTATAAGGTCACCATCGAATGCTACAGTGAAAGTAACAGGAGTAGCAACCGATCCAGGATCGAAACTTACTACTATTTGCTCGAATCCCTGAGCCAACCCAGCAGCATTTTGAAGATCAACATAAGTTATCTTGGGAGATCCGGAAGGGAGGGCTAAAGAAGAACCCTGTATGGACACATCAAGAATACCATACATACGTAACTGAGAAGCTACGGAAGCATACTTGTTACCTGCCCCTCCCAAAGCAGCAAATAGGTCCGCTTGAGTAATAGTAATCTGATCACCTACAGGAGACGCAGTTACCTGAGCAACAAGAGGTGAAGAGTCAACCTCAACGGTAGATACACCGTTAAAGAAGTCTATGCGGTGTACGTTGTCCGCTACTTCGAACATACCACCGTTGTTAGAGTAGGTTGGGCCCCTACCACGAGAAGGACGTCGTGCCCATACCTGAACATGAACGACTCCAGCAGAAGAGGCTCCAGCAGGAAGTGGTATGGCAATACCACCAGATGCCGCCGATGCAAGATTACCCTCAGCATCAAAAGAAATAGACCCTGGACTGAAGGCGGCTGCATACGGGATATCGGTTGCGGTGTTCGTTCCTACTGTGTGAGTAATAACTTGCACGCCACCAGGCCCTAACAAAGTATTTGTTCTATCGTTATCCAGATTTAGAACATACCCAGGAGGAGCATTTATAGTAAGGAACCCCTCGGTAGGAGTACCAGACCAGGTGAATGTAGGGGTAGAGCTTCCATCTGTAACTGCTACACCACTGTTCCAGACTGGAAAAGTAGCAGATAGTAGTACTGCCTCATCAGAGTCTCCCCAAAATGTCACAGACCCGTTTGGTGCCCCTGGTATAGTGAAAGTGCCTGCTGCGGGGGCCGATGCTACCCTGTCTACCTGTAGGTATTGTGTTCCTGCGACATCACTGGAAAGGGAGGACTCTCGCATCCTAGTTCTTAAGTCTCCACGGTACAAAAGGTCTCTGCTCTCTTCTAGAATTGAAGATGCTTCTTCCTTAGAAGTGAGGGTGTGACGTATGTCAAGTACCTCTTTCTGTGCGGGATTTGAGGAAGAGGTAATACCGTCTGGGCGTCCTGATGACCCATTCTGGAAAGACGGAGGACTGGCTGCCCAAGTCTGTGTGTTCCTTCTGTGAACTAGAGAAACAGGTATAGCGTACACAACACCTGTAAGACTAGGATCCTCCCCTCCTGCGTCCTCGTGGGGAAGCGTAGCTCGTTCCCATAACCCAGGATCTTCTGAAGAAAGAGTGTATCCTGCCGCAGTCATGGCGTCAGATGTGTCCATGGCAGATCCGACAGAAAAAGTGCGAACCCTTCCTAGCCACTGGGCAGATCTTAGGCCCATTCTGTTGTATCTAATAAGCTCGGAAGGTCCCCTGAACTGAGGATTGCCGTGTGGATGAATTGTCTTTTCTACTTCTACCACCACCAAGTCACGACGGCTACCCGTAGCTGGAGCAGAAGGGAGAACCACAGAAATAGGGTTCTCAGTCCTTAAATCACTTCCTTTTACCCGTACAACACACGGAGAAAGAGTAATGCCACCGGCCGAGGGCACTAGCGGAGAAAAGGTGCTCTTGTAGAATCCGGAAGGACCCTTAGAAGAAGAAATAGAGGTAGAAAGAGAGGACTGCTCGCCTCCTACAGTGGACATCTCCTGAATACCCGCACCTAGCTCTGCTCTAGGCGCAACGTCAAAAACATACCTGTCGTTGTTGTCGTCCGACCTTGTTGATAGCACGTAAGAAGAAGGTCCAGTCTCACTTAGTGTGCGTCTAATAAGAATGAGGGGGATGGCCCAGCTTACCCCGTCAACAGAAGTTACAGAAGAAGCAGACCACAACCTCTGATCATTCTGGGAAGCAGATGTACCAAAGGGATTACCGTCAATATTAGTGACAGAGGGGGCTGCTAGTAGGATGTTGTTCAGTGAGTTCGAAGATACACCCGACTGTACCCCTATCTGCCACCTAGTGGCTACAAAAGACGAGTCGTATGCCTCGATAGATCCAAACCCTATATTTGGAGAGGTAAACTGCTCTAAAAGCTGTTCCAAGTTTGCTCGAAGCTGGGAATACGTAGAGGTCCCGCCTACGGTAGGATCATTAGGAAACGATTCGGAAGAAACAGAGCCAGGGATAACCTCTCGCCACACCTCCAAGTACACAACGTCATATCTACCTGCTGTAGGAGCAGACAGTGATACTTCAGTATAGGGGGTCTTGACAAGGTGACCGTTAACTATCGAGTGAAGAGGCCCTAGGTCTATACGATCTGCGGTAGTTGATTGTACTACAATAGGAAGAGAAGAATCAGGTCCTCTGTGCGAGAACCCTCCTGCGAAACCGTACCCTCCCTGAAGGAAAGAGTCGTTGTTGGTAGATCCTATGATACCAGATCCGTTTAGTGCCCTACTTTGAATGGACGAGCTTTGCTGTGATACCTCCACTGCACTTGCTAAATCTGTAGCCCCTCCTACTGCGTTCCATGTTTCAGAAGAGGAATCCCACGCGTAAGGAGTGAGAGTGTCTAGTACTATACGTACGTCACCGTCCCTATTTCCTAGGTTGGGACCTGATGCAGAGATGGAGGGAAGGGACGCAAAATCTGCTACAGGAGACCTCCATCCGGACTTTCCTGCTTTCTCTGCCCAGTCACCGATGGAGTAGTCAATTACAACGCCAGGATCCTGAAGGGACGTGGCACCGAAAGGAACTTCAATTCTAGCAAATGCTACAAAATATTCCTTGCTTATAGACGTAAGAAAGGTAGTCTCAGGTACTACCTGGAGATTTGCGATAGAAGAAGTTAGAGATCTGTATTCTAGGTGAAGAATAAGGTAACTTACACGAGAGGGACCAGCAGCAGCAGGAGCAGGAACCGTACGTGTCTCATTAGAGTCAGATATGGCAACAATTCCATCGTACCCTGCGGCAACAAATGGAGCGATACCCATCGTAAGAGAAGTAGACGAAGGACTCAAATGTCCTCCATCGAAAATACCTCTATCAACAATTCTAGCAAACCTGCTGTTCAAATCAGCAGTGCTATCGGAGTTACGGTAAATTAGTACGGGTTTAATTGCCACGGGGCTGCCTTAGAGTTGTACGAACACTTCGTATTCGAAGGTGTCGGTGGGGGTCTTAAACTTTAGAGGAAAGTTAGCTATAGCAAATAAAAATTGTGTCCCTATCTCAGGGTCCCCTATAGTGGGACTGTACACTACAGTACCTATCAGACACAAAGAGCTTACTGCTCCTGTTGCTTCACCTGCACCAGCAGTACATGTGAATACAGGACATGACAAACTAGCAAAACTAACAGAATCAACTGAGTCTGCGAAAGAACAACCTCCCACAGTGGTTATTGCCTCTACTACCGAACCTACAGGACCACAATAACACCCCGTCCTGGTTGGATCGGGGGTAAGGGCCAAAGTTGGATCGGCAGGGCTGTGACCATTTGATCCTAATACAAAAGAGTCAACAACAAAACTTTTACCTGTAGCCAGCATTTCAGCAATACGGGCTTTTCCCTGGTTAGTAACCAGGGCTAAGGCCTCAACGGTAGGCATAGACTATCTCCATAAAAATCAGCACACAAGGCAAAAGTAACACTTATAGAGCTAGATAATGCTCAGAGTATCTAGCGTTTAGGTCCCCATATGCCAAAATGAGGTATAGATTACTTTTACCGTATCTTGTGCTAGGTAGAAATTAAACTAGCAAAAGATGTAATTGGAGTTGACAGGGATATAGTAGCTAGAGAAGAACCAAGAAGAGTAGCTTGAGGCCGATCAAAACAGCATTCAAGGTCCTCAAAGAGAGAAGTCTCGGGTACGGTAGTATCTAAACAAGATCCACCGTCAAAGCGGTTAACAAGTGGAGTTCCATACCACCCGTCACAAAGTGGATCAGATTCCTCACAGGAGTCTAAGGCAAGTCCTATATCAAAAGGAATTGATGTTTCATACCTTACGGTAATATCTCTTCCAGGATTTCCTGAAACTAAAACAAGGGTCCTGGTGCCAGGAATGAAAAAACTAGAAAGGAGAGACGCTCCTAGGGGGTCTGATGAAGTTACCGAGGAAATTCTTCTAGGAGGACGAGAAAGAGTAACGTAGGAGGATCCGGGTATGCCAGTTACAGACCCCGTAATGTCGTCTAATATAGAACCAAAGGGAACACTTTCAGAAAACGGAGTAAAGTTATCTAGGCGAGATCGCCCTAGCGCAAGCTCGGAAACTACGTCAAAGGGGTATCTCCACGCACAGAAGGCGAAGGACGACAGGGACCTAAGAGATACTGACACTGTTATAGGTAAACAGTCAGTTGTCAAAAGGGGAATTACGGAACAAAGACCTGCTTCCGTGTCGAATATGTGAGACTCTGGTAGTCCTAAATAGTTTAAGGAAACTTTTTCATCAGAAACCGAGGTAAGCTCTGCAATGGACGGGTCCAGGTTATCCATTAGCTTAACAAAAGCAGCCCATGTTCCTATGCATAGGTTAGGGACCCACACATGAAATTCATACCCGCCACTGTCGTGCGCTTGGCTATATACCGTGTATACGCTAGGCTCATACAGAACCCTGTTTACTACTGTTTCCCTTACTAGAGGAGTAGTATTGGATACAGCAGTAACAATGTCATCCACACCACGAGTAGACCCTGTCTCATTTATAAGAGATCTGACAGCTAGTTTACCAGCGAGCACACGAGTTGCACGAGTAGAAGGAAGGTACTCCTGAAATTCTATCTGATGCTCAGTATGACGTAACGAAAGGTCACTGTTGAGCTGGGCCTCTGCGTCATTGAAGTTTATCTCGGAATTAAAGAAGTACTCCTGAGCCGCACCTTTTGTAATTGTAGCAAAATCAGTAGCTACAACGAGTATGAGCCACTGATCTGTTTCCGACCTAACAGATAGAAAGTTCTTTCCTCTTTCTAAGAAAAGGTCTATAGATTGTTTGGAACTAGATAAAACGACACGTGTTACAAGGGTGCCATTCCTGGAGACCTCAACTACGTCTCCCTCGTTTCCCTCAAGTATGAAGGAAGTACGATCCGCACTAAGGGGTAGAGTCACAGGGCCCAGATGCCACTGTCTTCCGGAAGGAATAGAGGCTAGCAAGGACTCGTATGTACTGTCATACGGAGTAGGTGCAGGATATAGTCTAAGTGTCATGAGATACTAAATAAGACTCCGCCTGCTCAGGAAGTATCTAAAAGAAGATATCTCTCCAGCAGACGAAGTAAGAAGATCTTCCAGTCCTAGAGGCGTATCACCTCCTCCATGAAATGGAATTTCTGTTAAAATAGCTCGTATGTTACGTACCAGCTTATCCAGCTGACGCTGAAAGAACAACGAAAAGTCTGGAGAACTATCTCTAAACTCTCCGGAGTATTCTAACATTCGTGTAAGAATGTAGCGGCTCTGATTAACAGGATCTACGTCTGATCCGTAGAAAACTGCCTGCTCCGCTATCGGGTCTAGAAGACTGTCAAGTTTTACGTAAAGTTCCCTGTATAACTGGTGGTCCGAGTAGCTAGAGGGACCTGAAGCGAGCCAGTGAGCTGTCTGGGCCAAAGAAGAAAGATATCTAAGCTCCCAAGCAAGCTGGGATAGAAGAGGTCCTATCATCGTGGTACTCCTCTTGGAGGTATGTAGTTTTCTACTGATTTAAAATCAGAAGTCTCCCCAGTTCCTAATCCTTTTTCCAGGTCATCAACGTCCTTGACTTTACGACCCTGGTTGTTTTGGGGTACTGTAAAGTTTTCTGCTTCAGGCTCTGGATGAAGCTTGGCGTCAGCGGTCATGTCTACTTTAGAGAAATCTAAAAATCTAGAGGAACTCATCGTCGTACATCTATCTGTGTAAGGGAAGAATCTGAAACTGGGTACTCATACGGCTTAAACTCAATAACCTCCACAGGTATGGTTCCTCCTGAGTTCCTAGTAAACTCTGTGACTGTGATGGACGCTACGCCTGCTACAGTAGAAGTAAGCTTAGAGCGTAGGTCGTTAGGAAACAGCAAAGAAACAAACTGTTCCGGATTAAGGAATTCAGCTGTTGTAGCATATGCGAAAGATGCCGCATCTGTCTCATCAAAAGAGCTGAGTACTTGTACTAGTATCCTAGATCTAACTTCTACGGGTATAGCTTTCCTGACTAGGATATCGGCCCTGTATAGCTTTACACCAACTCTATCTACGTAGTCCTGAGTGTCTCTAACGAGCCTATCATACTGGTACGTTATGGTTACGGTGGAATTCAGCCCAGGAATACTAGACAAGGAAACCTGGTCATTAGCCCTGGTAGAGCCCCTAAATCCGTCAGAAGTATCCGGGATAAAGGTGTAATCTACACTGGACCCGTCCACTAACACAGAAGAAACTGACAACACCGGAGTGTTAGGTATACTAAAGCGTTGCGTAAGTCCGTCTGAAATGTAGGATATATCTGCTGTTTCTGCTTTTGATCCTATCAAGTATACATCCCACGCAGACCTCCGGGTTCTTCTACGAAAGTTGTCGTAGTCCGTACTGAATATCAGTACAACATCTTGTATGGACCCAGGGTCATAGTTACGTATCAGCTGCTCAAGACCAGATCCAGAACCTTGACCAAGCCCGTTAAATTTGGACCTTATTCTACGTCCAAATCTTGAGTTAGACTCACGCTCTGTTCCCCCAGAAATTCTTTCAAAGTTTATAACACCATCTATTCCAGGAACATCAACCAGTATGTTGTTGACCCTTCGAGCAGGTACTTCGAAAATACTTCCTGAACCAAGTGCCTCTACGGGGACCTTGACCTCATACCTACGACGTGCAGCATTGAAGAAAGCAGGTAGACTAGACCCGAATATGAAGGCATCCCGAACTGTTCGATAAGCGATAGACGGGTCTGATGTTGTTACTACGGTACCAGCCGGTATTACTGTTACATCCGAAGAGGATATAGCAGAAGAAGTAAAAAATACTACATTACCGGTAGAAGGACGACCTGCGTCGGGACGAAGTCCGTGATTAGCTCCGTACAGAACGAGGACGTCCGAACTTTGAGTAAGTACGTAGTCAAGACTAAACCTGCGGCTTAGATCATCGTATTTTAGTTCGACTGATCTAAGCTGTGCACTATACGGACGTATCAATAAGTCGAATACAGGACCTTTGACTGTGTCAATTGAGGAGTCCTGCTGCTCTATGGAAGAAGCCAGTGAGGCTTCAATTTGTGCTAAGGTTCTAGCCACGGTACTTCCTAGATAATGGTAGTATCATCTGTGCGAATAGACCCAGGCAACCCTGGTTTTGAACTACTCAAAGATTGATGTCGTAAATTTACCCTAAACGATAGAGGAATTCTGTCTAGACCCCCAGAGGGGACAATGTTTACAGTAAAAACAAATCCTGTTTTACTTGCCTGATACACACGGACGGTTCCTATTTCACCCACAGCTTCAAAAGCAGTAAGTTGGTCTGACCTTTGTCGCTGTATTGACTGTAGCCTCTCAAGAGAGTCTCTGACTTCTTGTCGTATAAATCCCCTATTAAATATGAGGGCAACACTTCTGTTTGAGTTTGCTAACTCAAGACTAGATATCCTCGATCCATATCCTCTCTCGGGGTCATAATCGGTTAAAAGAGAGTCTGCGGCGTCCTGTGCGAGTTTTTCGTTACCAGAAATTAGAAGTGCCCTTCCATTACTGGGTTGAAGAAAGATATCCCCGTCTACCTTTTTTAAAGTTCTAGACACTAGTCATACTCCATAAGAAGTCTAATCCATGATTCTAACTCTCTAAAGAACAGAGTGGACCCCGAGGCATCTGATCTAGACAGCAAGACATTAAGGGCAGCGTAGTTAAAAGTTAGACGATCCCTTTTTTCTGCCAGGCTCCCGAGACTTTGTGTAATAGCTTCTTGTAGACCTATTACTTCTCCTACGTCCGTAAATCCGTCTATAGTTCCTCCATAGGAATCTCGTACGCTGTCATAAAGACTTGTTAGGGCATCAAATTGTGTGTTACCTTCGTTTGTGTTTCGTATCTCTTCTTCTATAAATTCCTGCAATAACTCGTTGTAAGTACCCAAGTCATTGGGGTTATTGTCTATAATTGTCTGAAAAAACGAAGCTATCTGTGTTTTGACAGAGGAGTCAGTCAGTATGAGATAAACTTCGAAGTCAGATGATATTTCCGCTTCTGTGTCGGATAAAGACGAATATAGAACAGGACGACTGCCCGGAGTGCGAGCCTTCCTGGATACTATGTCCGCCTCTTCCGCTGATAAACCACGTGGCATTAGGTGTTATCCCCACTAAAAGAAGCTTGTGCCCTCTGCTGTAGGAGCTGGGACAAGCGTGCTGTTTCTGGTGAAGAACAGGTTCCTCCAGGGGAAGAGCCTGTACCAGAAGAACTCATTGACATTCCAGTTTCTAGTTCAGACCTCAGGGACAAGGCCAAGTTTTTAGATGCAAGTCTTAGGGCCCTAGAGTTAGATATACTGAAGTCAAACAAGGTACTTGCAAAGTCCATAGCCTGCTTGTGCAGTCCCACAACCTCTTGAATGGAAGAAGGAAGTTCAAATCCAAAGTCAATGGATTCCTCTACTAAACAAGATAGAGGAGCAGAAGGTAATCTAGGAACTGAGACTAAGGAGTTTGAAATAAATGACCCTGCGCATGAAACGGAAGAAAGTGATCCCATCAAGTTGTTGAATTTACTAGAGAAATCTCGTATCATTGTTGATTGATTCTCTATGGTTGTTATAATGTCTTCTAGGACGTTAGAATCAGTTATTCCAAGTGTTCCGGGTGTTCCAGGGCCTCCTACGCCTCCTATGCCATCAACGAGAGAAGATACTCCCGCATCTGGGTAGGAGAAGGAGGGGGAAAATCCAGACCCAAAGACACAGTCCATTAGTCCAGTAGACCTATTACCCAGAAGGTTGTATACTAGCGTCTGAACATTTGATAGTTCTATAAAAACGGAAGAAACAAACTCTTGGGCCTCCGACAATGCGGATTTAAGGGCCAGTAGCTGCGATCTTAAGGTTCCTACTATGGCAGTAACAATTGCTCCTGCCTCAGGGGATAGAAGAGGTATCTCGTTCTCTAGAGTGGAAAGACTATCACTAAGAGAGAACGTAGCGTCTAAATCGATAGAGGATACGAGAGCGGGAGCACTGGACGTAAAGTCCCTAAATCCAGTAGGAGTAGAAGATCCAGAGGATCTACTAAGAGTATCTCTTAGGTCAGAAACTAGAGTAGCGGGATCTATCTCAGTCGAAATAGGACGGTCAGACCTCTCAATAACAGAGTCGGAGTCAAGTCCAAACGAAAGAAATATTCGAACTATACTTAGTGGGTCACTTATGCGATACACTACTAAAGATTCAGTGGACCTTAAACTTAGTGCGTCTATAAACTGTGACTTAGACAAGCCAAGACTTGTTGCCTTGTTTCTATTGAGGGGACTAGGGTCTGGTTGACCTAACCAAAACAGGTGTCCTGTAAGGTCTTCTGGATCTTTATCTACTAGGCGGGCTGCGTCGGTCAAACTAGCGTCTACTGCTGCTGTCCTAGTGAGTGTCTGAGTAAACTCTGGGGAACACTTGGTAGCAGGAACAACAGTTGTTTCCGTGTACGTTGTGACAAAAAGGAATCTGTTCTTTAGATCTGAGGACGATCTATAGGAATCTTCGGATCCCGATGATATGGGAACGTCCATGAGGTCGGGAGTATACCGAATAAGCTTTGATATACCACCAACTAGACGTGTAAGTACCTTCAGAGAAGATACTTCTGTGTTTCCTGGAGGGATAACCCTACCGTTTACTATGTTTATTCCAAACCTGTCCCTGATGGATGATTCCAGGTCTTCCCTAGAGTCTGTAACGGTGAGAGACATCACGTCTGATATATCAGAGGAACTTATGTTTCTTGTAGCAAGAAGCTTGTCCAATCCTGACTTAAGAGGCTTAGTTACAGAACTCTCTAAAGATTCTCTTATGGACTCTAGCTCTAAGAGAGCAGCACTAGAAGCGAGGTACTGCTCTCCCATCCTCTCTTGGAAAGATAATAGGGCACTATCTAGCTCAGGGTCTACTCGACATCTGATGGTATACGCACTAAATGGCATCAGATCTCAATAGGCTCCTGAATAGATATAACAAGTTGATACGCTGTTTTTGCATACCCTACTTCTTGTACAAAACCTCCGGAAGGTGGGTTTGGAGACAAAGTTATTTCTCCAGAAGAAGAACTGATCCAGTACACACTGTCAGGAGTAAGGGGAAGAAAAGAGTAGGGGTCTTGAGCGGAATACGTGTAAGTCCCAGAGTTCTGAACAGTCACAGATCCCTGGGAGGGAACTCCCGTCACTACTCCGACTGATGGCCCGTCTGCGAAAGTGGACGCATCGGAAAGGCTAACAACGTTGGAAGAGGTTTGAACCACCCACTGGCCTATTGATATTGTTCCCTGAGAGGAGAACGTGAGAGAGGAATTTCCCTGTCCCCCACCGCTTCCCTGTGAGTTGAACAGAGTGTTGTCATTATTGTCAAAGTGCTGAAGACTAGGGTTCGCTGTCTGCGCTATTGCGTCTGCGAATCCTTTCACTACATCATAGTAGTCAGGGCGACCTGCTAAACCAGAGGCAGATCTACTTTTATTCCTGTCTGCGATGTGAGTTTTTATAGCCTGAGCAAGTGTTTCAGGATCTAACAAAGGGAACTGTGGCATTTTACACTACCGTTAAACTAGAGGATGACGAGTTTTGAAGCTCAGAGTGAAGCTGTACTATATAGTTAATCAGTGCAGTAAAAACTGGTATAGTTCCGGCGTAAGGGGTAGCCGAAAAACCCGAAACAGTTGCCAATTGACTAGACACTAAAGCATTCAAGGGTGTAAGAACGGAAGAAAACTCCGGGCGTAGTCTAAGAACAGGAAGTGCTCCTATGGCACCCGTAGGAGAGTCGGCACCAGGACCCATAGAGATACTGCTGCTTGCCAGAGCGATAGAAGACCCCCCAAGAACGGCAGATCCTCCTGAAGTGGCAGAGAAAGACGTGTCTGCTGTGAGCTTAATAAGGGGTGAAGATATTTCTGCTGTAACACCAGAATCTACAGAAAAAGAGTTAGAGGGTTCGGCTAGGAAATCCGTTGATTCAAAACTTACAGTGCTGTCAACGTCATAAAGGACATTCCTACCAACATTGTGTACTTCGTCTCTTCCCAGTACTATAGTAATGTCAGTCTGTTCCACGTTTATACTAAGTCCATAGGAGGAGTCACTAGGTATAGCAACAGAAACATTTCCCTCCTCGTCCACTTCTGCCACTGTGTCTTGGGAGGTAGCCGATCCCCAGCGAGTGATGCTACGAAGTTTCTTCCCTGTTACAGATGAAGTCTCCTCCTCTCCAGAGTCGGATATTACATGTCCTTCTCTATGGTCGACTAAGGTAAAAGGAGAGGCTTTACTTTGAATGTTACGTAGATATTCCTTTGCAAATACAGAGCCTTCTGTATTTGTTGGGGTTACTTTTATAAATTTGTCTTGAGTAGAATCTGACTCGTTGAATCTCTTAACTACGCCAAAGCGTACTTCACTGCTTACTGTCCCGTAGAAATGATCTAAGGATCGTGTAATAACAGTAGGGGCCTTAGAAACTATGTCTAATCCTTCTACACTCATAACGTGAGTCAGGGGACCAGCACGTAAAGACATTGTACCTCCCTGCGCTAAGTGCTGCTCTGCTATACCAGGGCTAGCCAGTGAGATCTCCCCCTCACGTAACCTTCTGTAATAGAACTGACTGTCGTCATAAGTAGCAGTCAGCCTACTCTGAGAGGAGTTTTCTGCAAGATAGGCAGACACGTAAGGCTCCCCTCCATCCACCCGCGAGTTTACTATCATCCTAGTAGTACGCTCAGGCATGACACGTATCCAGCTATTAGGCCCCAGGTAAGGGTGAGTAATAGGTATGGTACGTCCTGACCTCGGACCGTCAAAGGTAATTTGGTCTTTCTCTGGGTTAGTGTTGACTAGAACAACGCCGTAAGGACGCGTAGCATAAGCTTCATTAGAAGCCTCACGTTGTGCATTGTGATGGAGTATTCTTGCAGCTCTTCCCGATGTCATCCTTCTAGTTCCGTTCTTCTTCTATAGGCAGCACGTGCTTCCGACTGACGAATTCTACGCTGGTCGTCCAAAGGCTCTCCTGGCTGGCGGGGAACCGTTCCTTCGTAACTTGAAGGAGGGCATTCATCTGGAGGAACAGCATCCCTATAAAGGGCAATTTGCTGTTGTAGGAGTGCTCTCTTTCTCTCAAGCCTCTCCAGCTTCCTTTCGTTGGACGAAGTTATCTGTCGTTGCTGTCTCAAAATACGCTGAGACTGTCTCTCCGTGGCATTACTAGGGAGTTCAGGAATAGGATCTAAGGTCAGTCCTGACGGAGTTTCTGCCTGAGTTACCGTGGGTATTCCTTTAAGTAAGAAATCTTCAAAATACTGCCTCTGGGTTACAAGAGAACCTTTAGAGCTTCCTCCCCTAAGTTCAGCACCGGCAAACGGATCGTCCTCTACACAAGAAGGGCTGTAGAACAAGAAGGCACGTGGTACTTGGTATCCTTGTGACGAAGATCTTAAGAAAGAGAGGGAAAATCTCCTAGCTAGGTCCGGAGATATGTGACCTATCGAGTTCCTAGCATTTCCTATTCCTGATACACATCGTGTGCTTGCAAGAACTTTACCTGAAGGAAGTTGTGACAATAGCTGGGATCTCTCGGACGTTCCTTCATCTATAGATAGGGATGAATCATTTGATATGAGAGCCTGACGGGCAGACACAGCGAAGAATCTCTTGGTAGCATTCTGCGCTCCCACATAGCGAGAATACGCTTCTGACCCTGCTATGGCGGCACACTCAAAGTGTAGGTGTGCCCGTGCGATTGAGGTAGCCTCACGCCCTGGCATTCCTATCTTAGCAATAGACTGGTTTCTCTTTACCTCATCTCCTATAGAAACCGAGACATCTTTAAGATGTCGGTAAAACGTAGCGTATCCAGCCTTGTGAAGTATACCTACGCTCTGCCCTTTACCGGAGTCGTCCACTATATTTATTACGATTCCGTCAGCAACAGAGTACACAAAGTCCCCCAAAGTAGCAGGAAGGTCGACACCAGGGTGCCAGCTATTCCTTCCCCTTCTTCCAAAAGAGCTTGTGACAATACGGGGAAAAGCACCCCTGGTCTGGAATATTCCTACGGAGGAGCTTATACCATCAAGGGGGTCACTTATGTCTCCTCTCGCGTACCTGATAAGAAAGTCAGACCTTCTTCTTCTTGTGAGGTTCAAATCACGGTCAATAGCATTAAACCAATCAGCAAACTTTGGAACAACAGACAGAGACTGCCTTCCTAGAGGGTGACTAAACATGTTAGGGTCACCAGGAAAACAGGGCTCATCTTCGGAAGGAGGAGAAGCCGGGGTACGGTCAACTTCCTCGTGGTCTTCTAGAGTAGATCTTACACCAGACCTTCCTCTATCAGGGTTTGTTCCCTCAGGACCCTGTGTAGGATTGATAGTACTAGACCTATCTGATATCTGAGATCTAGCGTCCTCCACTAGACGAGCACACTCTTCTAACTGCTCATTGATCTCTTCCTGGGAGAAGGAGCCAGAGTTAAGTGCTATTTCCGTACAGAACTCCTGGGCACGCTGTAGGGTTGAAATTACCTCGTCCTCTGCTCCTTCGGGGAGATCAGACTGGGACCATATAGCAGCGCTAACAACGTTATAAGAGGACTGTCCTTGTGGAAGGATTGCGTTATACTGGTCCCGTAGCTGTGAGAGGTCCGCCTGGGTTATTGGAGAGTTAGAATCACGTAAAGAGCTTATGGCGTCAGAGAAGGTGCTTATACGACGAGATAGACTAGTTAAAATATCAGCTGCCCCTCCTCTCCTCTCACCAAAAAACATAGGCTGAGAGGGTCCTCCCGTGATGAACCTGGGTATCCCGAGTTCGTCTATGCTTCTAGTGTAGTTGAGTGTTATGGAATAATCCGGAACAGTAGAGCCTGCTACTGACCCCGAGGTAACGGGTAAGGACCACCTGATACTATCGATTAGTGCATACCTCTCCCGGTATGCATTAAAGATCGGTTTGTTTAACAGCAACCACGGACGAAACGCCAGGCTTATCTGATAGTTGTCAGCAGCAGCCAAGAGCTTCTGAAACTCAAGCATTGCTAGCTTCTCAAGCCTAATTATAGATGTAATCTGGAAATAATTTCTTACCTGAACCTTGATCCCGTGCCGGGAAGCAAGACTAGGACTCCACACGCCCACAGTCTTAGCAGGATTGTAGTTTCTTAATTCCGTTCCCTCCGATACGTCGGCTCTACCCACGAAAGATCCATTAGCAACAACAGCAGTAGTTATTTCGTTTCCTTCTTCATCAAAGGATTCACTAAGGAGGTGATGGTCTAAAGTAAGAACCTCTTTGTAGGGCCCATAGTCCCGTGGATCAAAGTCATACTGAGCAAACTCAAATATCAAATCACCAGTTCCAGAAACCCAGAACCTGTAGTCTACCTTGTCACATGCGTCACTTATCATGTGAAGTCGGTTAGTCCAGTTCAGGTTAGTAGCGGCATTTGACTGTGAAATTAGGCCAAGCTCGTCTATAAGACCTAGAGTAGGTGATTGACGAGAGGGATAGATCATGTTTACTGTCTGAGCGTCTACCGCCCACAAACCTTCCCTTCTTGTCTCAACACCGGCAGCGTGGACCTCGTCCTCACTCCAGTATCGACGAAGTGATGGACTCTGGTCTAGTTGTCCGTCACGCACAGACAGAGGACGAGTTAAGGAAGAAGTACCTACTAAGTCAGTACCCCCGAACTCTTGACTGGACACATTTATCCTCTTTGGAGATCCAAACAGGCATAGGTTATACCAGTCCTCCCACCACTCGGTTATGGCAGAGGATCCTTCTTCTGCCCTAGGGTAGATGGCACCAGAAACAGCGTAGGGGGGTCGAGTTTCTCCTTCAATTGAAGGTCTTCCCCACGGATATACCCCAGGACGCATCCTACCAATTCTTCCGGCGCCCCTAGATGATGTCGAAGTCAAAGGACGAGATTGTACAGGAGTCCCTTCGGTACCAGGAGGAGACTCAGGATTCTGGTCCGAACGAACCTGGTCCAGTTGAGAGTCGATAGGTCTAGATACAGAGGAGTCTTGCTCGGAAGGGTCTCCAGAGGAAACCCCAGTGTCCTCAATCTCAGACAGGAGGCTGTTGTACCTATCTCTATCAGAGTCGGACAGTCTTCCTCTTCTCTCCAGTTTTCTTCTCAAAAAATGAAGCTCTGAGGCGGCGCTCCTTGAATTTCTTCTTCTTTCTGCGACTATTCTTCTCTCAACTGTTGTTCCTGCACGAGCAACTAAACCTTGAGCGTTGTCTATGAAGGTAAGTGCAGCAATCATCTCCCTAAACTTAAGGGCAACCCAGGGGTTGGTATAGTTGTTACTAACTACAAGGTCCTGAAAAAAAGATCTGCTGAATTCTACGTTTGATTGCTCTCTGAATATCTGCAACCCTCTGAACGGCGTAGTATTAGTAGGGTCAGCCGCAGCAGTAGCTTGCTGGCCTGGAAGAACAGCCAGAACTGTGTTAGTGTTAACACGCATGCTGTGCATTATGTGCCGTATATCACTGCACGACACAGAGACTATATTTTCTCCTGTGATGTAGTTCTCTGAAGTCGGCTTGTTTACTATCAGACCGGTAAACACGGGTAGCCACTCATCTGAATCAGAAGCAGGGTTGTGTATCCACACCCTAACGTGGTCTTGTTTATGGAAAATACTAGACCAATAGTGCAAAGGAAATCGACGTCCCCCCGACTGAGGGTCTACAGGGTTAGATCCTGGGTTCTTCTTTCTGTCGTATATTTCCTTCTTAGCTGTCTCATCGTAGTCGATATGTGCTCCGCGAGATCTGGAAGAAGATGCTACAGTACGGAACTGATCCAGTTGTATGTTCTCTGGAGTAAGAGTAAACTTGTGACCTGAGTTGTCCAGCCGTAGATCACATTTATTAGGGGAAGACCCAAGGCCATACGTAACAGATATTGAGCCTATAAGGTAGTCACTTACGTCCTGGCCCTCAATGTACACTATTGCATCATGGTAAAATACCTGATGTGGTTGCTCTTTAAAGTAGTGAGGAGGGTTTACTGGAGAGGGAAAAGCTTCTCTCTCAGGTGTAGCGTCTCCTGATCTCCTTGGATCCGGGTCTTCCTGTCTGTATAACGAAGAACTTCCTGTACCAACGGCGTCTGGGTCTACTCTAGGGTCTGGGGACCTTCCCTGGTTTCCCTGTCCCGACCTCTCTCCCCTGATTATTCTAAGAGCCTGCTCCTCGGCGGACCTTCGTCTTTGAGAAGGGCTTTGGCCCCCTGCAAGAGGAACATCGTCAACAGAAGGATCTGGAGAAGGAACTCCGTCCGTAGAAGCCAAAGAAGCAGAAGAATACGAACTCAGGTTGTCAAGAACATCCTGACCTGAAGGTACTAACCTCTCAGCCTGGTCCCCGCGTATCTCTTTGTCGTCTTCGGCCATAATTTCAGTATATCAAATAATCCACCACCTATAATTTTAGTAGATAGCTGGGTAGCTAAGAGGAAGCAGAGTCTTCTTTACTGTGTAATAAATCTATAATTCTGGGTAGATCGTACGGACGACAAGAGTACCTAGTATGGTATGAGTCCCAAGGATTTATAAACGAAGTGTTTAGTACACCAATGGAAGGTATTCCCATAAACCCGGCGTAGGTTACTTCAGAAGACGAGAAGCTTTGCCCAAATTCTGAAATAACTACGTCAGATCTGCAAAGAATCCATAAATCCATTAGCACTGTATTTTCAGTAGAAGGGTCACTATCCCTAGACGTCATTATATCCTCAAAAGATGAAGACATAACAGCATCAAAAAGACGTGATACATAAGTTCCCTCGAAAAGAGGAGCTGCTTTTTCTAGGCGTAGTGAAGGGTCCCTACCGGAAACAGAAGAGGACAGTGAGGGTGAAACAGACCCTGACGATGCATAAAAAGTGTAGTCACCCAAAACGCTAGACCAAGAGTGGGGTCTACTCATGGGGTTTCTTGCCAAATAAATAAGAGGTGAAGTCATATCTTTGTCTTTAATCCCTTTCTACCGAACTCTCTTTCGATAAGAAGCGAAACTATCTGGTCAGTTTCTCCCTGGGATAAGAAACAAGATGAAAGGTGCTTTATCATGCATATTTCATCTAAGGATGTCATGATTCCAAGTACCTTATTAGGGTCAATCTCGCAAACACTGTCCCCCATGTTTGTATTAATGTCTAATATAGTGCTCTCGCTAGACTTTACGGCAGAAAAATATCCCTGCTGCCTAGATAGGCGGTCTGAAAGAGCTGAATATAGTATATTCTCATAAACCTGGTGAGGTATCTGGTGCTGCTCTTCTTTCTCCTCTAATATTCTAGACCTTATCCCGTCGTATAAGTCCATACCGATCTGGGCGGTCTCGTGAGAGTGCAGGTCCTCTAGCTCTTCAAGAGACTCCTTTAGAATGGATTCTCTCTTTTTCTTATCCTCGTCAGTTTCACCTTCTGACGGAGGAGAAAACCTAGAAACAAGAGATGCCTTCTCTTTTTCGTACGTTCTGAACTCTTCCCTAAGCCTATTTTTCCACCTAGAGATCTCGTCAGTGGCATTAAATTTTTCCTTAAGAAAAGAACTCATAACTCTGTAGCCAATTTCTGGCCCCTCATTGCTTTAGTAAGACCCGCTTCGTATCGAAGCTCCTTGAGAATATCTACCTGAACACGAAGTATATTAAAAGACTGGTTTGCGTTTAGTACAACCCGCTGAGCTGCATCTAGTATTCTTGATATACGAATCAAAGCATCCTCGATCTCTGGGCAGGTAAGGGATACAATGCTTTGCCTCTGCGCATCGTTCTTAAGTCCCATAACCTCTCTTTTAGAGAAGAGGTGGGACCTGACAATGGAGTGAAGTCTCTCTAGCTTGCTTTTATGGTTAGTGTAAACAAGGGAAATGTATGATGATCTGTCTTTTATTGAAAGAAGACGTGCTGACACCTCAAGACCAACAGATAGGTCAGCTGGCCCTTGAATCTGCCTAATACTGGTGTCCGCGTCTTCCATGTAAGGAAAGTAGCCGGATAGTTCTTTGATTAGAGAAAGATCGGCCTTGAACTTCTTTGCTGATCGCAAGGATGCCTCTACTACGGGATCCTCTCGATACTCGGACACTTTTACGGTCCACCAGTTGTCGTCTTTTATACTCATAGAATCATAACCTGAACGTTAGGGGAGTTGATTGACCCTATAGAGTGAGAGACTGATTTTCTTATACATAGCCATGTTTCATTTTTCATAAGTAAATCACTCTCACCATAGTGAGCCTTTACAATAGGAGAAAACCACCGAATCAAATCATCTACTTTACCTTTGTATATGGAGGCATCTCCGTCGTCCCTCACAATAAGAAGGACGTGTTTTCCTTGAGACAAAGCTTTCCATATAATGTTGTATGCGTCGTCAGACATCTTGGAACGAAAGTAGTAAAGATTCTATTTCTTCTAGTGCCATATCCATAACAGTACCTTCAGCACCCTGCTGTTTAACTCCATCGATAAGTAGCTGCTTAAGTGATCCGCTCATATCGAGGCTCAGTGAGCTTAGTGTCTTTTTGACCTCATACTTCACTACGTTTGTAGGAATATCCTCGGAAACCAAATCAGACTTACTGTCTAAAACTAACTTTACGTAAGCGTTTGAAGGAACACTGTCACCTATTTTAGCTTTGACTAACTGGTTAGTATCAATAGGTATAAACTCAGGGGAGTCGGGGAAGTCAGTATCTACCAGTAGCACACCCTTAGGCCAATCACTGTCAAATCTAGTCTGGAGAGGACTACCTGGATAATAAGCACACGGACCTACCCTCTGCATCTTATGGATGTCACCTAGGGCCCAGTATGTTACATCAAGAGACGGGTCAGGAGGAGACTCTCCCGTATCCATACGATAGTAATCTCCGGTAGAAAGCTTTATCTCTGTCTGAGAGCCACGAATAGTTTCGTGCGCAACCATAACGAAGTTTTTTGCCCCAGTAGCTATGCTAGACTCATGGAAATCTATAACTGCTTTCCTAGATTCCTCAGGAAAGCATCCCTTATTGTGAAATAGTAAACAAAAGACAGTGTCATCTATCTGGTGATAAGTAGTACTGTCAACTATTACGGAGTTGGACAACCTCTCATGCTTGCACAACATACTAAGGTAGTTAAGAGCAGTATAGCCGCTGTGGTCTACCAGATCATGATTGCCAGGAATAACCAGTATGTTGTACCCAGCAGCGTCATAATCAAGTATTTTACGCTCTACAAGGTCCCTCTCTTCAGGGGAAGGGTCAGAAACATCAAAAATGTCTCCAGCAATGACCACAGTATTAACTCCTGCGTCTGCTGCTGTATCAAAAATCTGATCTAGGGCCTCCTCTTGTCTTTCGAGGAAGTTAGGCAAAAACCTAGACCCTCCTATGTGGAGGTCGCCTGTGTGTATGAACTTCATTTATATATTAGCTATTATTCTTTCATCCCGAAGATAGTTCAGTATGAGGGCCGACGCCTCTTCTCTTTTTATAAAAGATCTCTGCGTTCGGTCCCCATGTACATGGTAGCGACCCTCCCTAGACATCCACAGTCTGATATGACTAATACCTACCCTTTCAGTAGATAGTTGTTCTTTAAAGTGAACGAGAACAACAGGGTGTCTCTTACATATTAGTACTAGACCAAACCAAGAAGCTACGCCCTCTTCTACCTTAAGACCTTTCTGGTTTATCACTACGAATATACTCTTGCTCTGAATTGCAGCAAGAACACGGTCATAGGCATGTTCGTCTATGGGTACCACACCTATAGCATCCCCTAAAAATCTGGCTAGTGGAAGAACATACCTGTGCTCCGCCGATAGTATCTCTGTAGGGTGAGAAGGGTATGCATCCTGGGGACGGTAAGAGAAAGAGGGCTTCGAGTCTAGACCTATAATGTTAGGGTCGTCATTACCCATTTTAATGGGTTTACCGTCAAAACCATACAAAGTAGTTTTGTCTGTCTTAGAAGAGGGGTCGGATCCCATGTACCCCTGGTCTACCATATCAGATGTAACTGAAGGAGTGCCAGAAAAATCAGGTCTTGTTTTTTCAGTCATGATAGGCTCATTGAATCTAAGTATGATCTTAGAATTTTTCTAGCGGATTTAAGAGTCCTACACCTGGAAGTTATAAGCTCTCCGTCTATTTTTAGTGTTACACCAGAAACCCTGGTTCCCTTTGAATCATAGGTAGAACGTAAAGACCCTACCTGATCCCCACAAACAAAAATAGTTAGTGGAGCCCACGTACAATAAAGCGAAGAACCCTTAGTTCTAGATTCAAAGTCTGTATATCCGAAGACCATGTAAGATGTTTTACAAAGGGTAGCTTCCTCTACAGAATCAATATCTTCCTGTAGGTATAGCTTCCAGCCAGAGTCCTTGCTCAAAGCAACAGCAGAAGACCACAATGAAGACTGAAATCTTCTAACGTGGACCCCACAACGAGTGGCTCCAAAGTCAATAACACCAGGATTGTCTTCCAAAAAGACAAGGACTTCTGAGGGACAAAAAGAACTCATGTTCTACACAGCAGTTACTTCTTTTGCTTTAGTCTTTCTTTTACGCTTAGGGGTGCGATCACTACCCTCATTATCGCTTTCTTCCTCGTCAGAGGAAGAAGAGGAGTAATCTTTAGAAAAAGAGGAGTCACTAAACTGCTCGAATATGTTTTCCTCATCCTCTGACGCCTCAAGGTCTACCTCATCGTACAGAGATGCCCAGTCGTTTGCCTTAAAGAACAAGTCAAAAGCTTTACCTGAAATAAGCTGGCTCCTGCACAGCTCACGAAACTCATTTGTGGCAAATAAAGGAAGTATGTCCTTCTCATAGTGGTTTTTATTGTTCCATTCAAACTCACCAGGAACATCAAGAGATAGAGATCTATATTTTCCTGCCCTTACGAACTGACCAGTCATCTCAAGATATCCCTTTGTGTCTCGAACCCTCTCAAATCCACGACCAAAAGCTACACAAAGAGTGTCCTTTATATCCAAGAATGGAACAAATTGTTTATTCTTCTTGGTAGAGATATTGATGAACCGCATTGAACGTCTTCTTTCTTCAAAGACCTTTCCTACAGCACTCATTCTAACCTGAAGATCGGGATAAAACCCTACAGCCTGTCCTCCCGGCTGGTACTCAGGGTTTCCGAATAACTGACCAGGGTTTAGGCGTAGCTGATTTGTAGCAAACCAGCTAACGTTTTTTCTTCCAAGCTTGGTCTTGATAAGCGGCATATACTGAGAATGAACCGAAGCGCTTACGGCACGTCTACCATCAGTATCATCTATCTCATATGCCTCTGGCAACATAGCTGCCAAACTATCAACAATGAATAGTGCCTGAGGCTTAGGTCTCGATCCGTCCTCATTAGGGTCGTAGTCAGGTAGAGCCCTCAAAAGCCTAGCCATCATTCGATAGGATGCCTCCCCCGTAGTGGGCTGGAAATAGTTAAAGTACGGGTTCTTTTTACCGTCGTTTGTTCTTATGCGAACACCTATGCTTCGCAGGTACTTAGAGTCAGCACTTGCTTCATGATCAAAGACAAAAACAGGTACTTTCTCTTCTAAAGCTGATGCGATCAAATGGTAGCTCAAGGTGCTTTTTGCGGATCCCTGAGGTCCATAAGCAACAGTGAACTTACCCGGAGGAAGACCTCCTCCGGTAATAAGATCCATTATCAAAGATCCCATGGACAATGATCCAGCAACAAAGGATCCACGGTCCAAGTTAACAGGGGGATTGTCAAGACCGGGCCCCAGCCTTTCTGCTAAAGCAGCTAGCTCTATGGGGTCACTTACGAACTCTTGTTCTGGTTTTTTCTTTTTAGCCATCTTATGATTCTTTTACACTTTCAGAAGGAAGTATTCGGCCCCTACTGTCGAAGCTAACGTCACAGGACCATTTGTTAGAAGGAGAATATGCTCTGGGGTAAGGGTCAACCCAAACCCTAAGTGGTTCATTTGAGGGAGACTTAAATGATGGCCGGAGAAAAGAAGATCTTATCTTTTTCAGGTAAGGGGAAAACATAGAAAACAAGTAAGAAGAGAAATCCACGTACGATAGTTCTCCAAGAAGTACCCTATCCAACTCCTCTTCTATCTCTGCATGAAAATCAGGGTCTATAAAATCAGGAAACACCTGTCTAAGAAATGTAACACATGCCTCTCCTTTAGGAGTTATTTGTATCAATCCTCTGGACATGGTCACCATGTCAAACTCTACTAGGGAATCTAATATAATAGAAACGTTGGACGGCCTTAGAATAAGGGAAGAGTCTAAGAAACCTACGACGTCAGATAGGGACGTACCAAACTTATAAGGAGTCTTAGTGTGTAGAGAAGACTCTAATATTCCCGTCTCTTCACAAGAAACAGGTATACTAGGTGAGCTAAACAAGAAGCTGCTTACCTTGTGCCACCCCGGCTTTACAAGCTCAGTGCTAGTAGCCTCCACAATTAGGTCGCTACCTTCTAAAGGTCTATAGGTACAGATGTTTGTCTGAGTAATACTGGTGACCGACTGAGACGCGAGGGCCCTAAACCATATGGAAGCGTATACGGTTCTGAGGTCACCCTTTATGCCTGAGGAAGAAGGAGTGATGGAAGGGTCTAAGGGAAATAATCCAAAGTATCTATCGGATGCATCTCCTATGAAGTCAGCACCAGCGGTTTTGGTTATGAAAGACACTCCCTTATCAAAGGACTGAATGGACGTTTCTTTTGTTTCAAAGTCAGAGTTACCTACCAACTTACGTGTCATGAGAGACTCTAACAGACCTGCACTATATGAAGGAGAAAATCCGTACCTTGATGAAAGGAACGAGCATAGAGAAACTAGCCCAAAGCAGGAGGGAGGATCCTCTGCACTCTTTACTTCTTGGTACTCAGGTGTACATGAGGACAATAATTCCATGGCTCTCTCTGCCTTATCCCTATCAGGGATAGGAGTAGATTCGGCCAAAGCGCCACTCTCAAGCAAAGAGGATATCTGATAGTCCACCGTAGACCTTGATAGTCTGGTGTTCTTGGCTAAGATAGAAAGAACTACACCGCTGTGTCTTTCCAGGGCAACAGTGCCTATCCTGGAGGAGACTTCTTTAGAGGTCACAACAGAGGATAGATTCTCAACAAGACGACAAGACAGATAGTATGAAACCAAGGAGGTAGAGACGTCTATATTCTCATAAGAGAGACCAGAAGAAAGGTCTCCCAATTTTATTCTGTAGAAGGACGCACCACACTTGTTAGCCATAGATTCTACCCTAGAACTTATGAACTCTCCTAGGGGAGACCTATAAAAAGCTGAGTAGACTTTATCCCCTTCCGAGAAGGCGGAGGATAATCTAGAAAAAACACTAGAGTTAAGTATGCCTATCTTGGGCAGGAAGGATTTATCCTCTATTTTAAATGGCATTCCATCAGAATGTAATCCCTCAAAAACACCATCTGTAGATAAAACAGACCATGAAGAAGGGTCCTCAAAGCGATCTATACAAGAGACTATTAAAGATGCTCTGGAGATGTTCTCTACTACTATGTAGTTCACGATACCTCCATAAGAGCCGATTCTGCAATCGAGGACGTAAGAATACCTTCTGACTTGAACTGTAGGTGACCTCCCCTAAATATACGTAGCTGGGGTACACGGACGCAACTAGTCTCTGGCAAACTGGATCCAAGCTCACTTGCTTCAGTAGACGCTACTAAATATCCAAGACCTGAAAATCTAGATTCGAACAAACTAAGAAGTGACAAAGACCTAGAACTCATAGAGTCGCCTGGTGTTACTAGTAGTAAAACTAAGGGTGTTTTAAGTCTAACCAGAGCTGACGCTGAATCGTAAGTTAATTTGGTGATCATAGCAAAAAGGGAAGGAGATAATCTCCTTCCCTTTTACACTAAGGCACTACTTTTTATTACAAATCGTCAAAGTCATCGAAGTCATCGTCGAAGTCGTCATCCATGTCGTCGACGGGAGGACTCTTTTTCTTTGTCTTCTTGGGAGGAGTATCCTCCTCATCATCGTCGTCGAAGTCGTCGAAGTCATCATCGTCGTCTTCTTCTACAGGTTCGACCTTTTTAGGCTTTCGCCTCTTAGGTGAAGGAGGAACATCCTCTTCATCGTCCTCGTCGTCATCGTCCTCGTCGTCATCCTCTGGTTCAGGTTCAGGCTTTTTAGCCTTTCTCTTCTTCTTGGGGGATTTTTTAGCAGGAACGTCGTCGTCGTCATCATCATCTTCGTCATCAACAGAAACAGATGCCTTCTTCTTACTTGGAAGAACTACCGAAGAGTCAGGGCCCCCAGAAGAGTCCTCTCCTTCGAAGTAACCGTGGCGACGCAAATCCATTCTAATTTTATCAAGGTCAGGCTCCAGCCAGTACTCGCTGAAGTCAACTACCTCTAGGGACAGTTCGCTCTCATCAAGAGGAGCCCTATCACCCTTCTGTACTTGCCACTCGATCCCACCTCTCTTTTTAGAGTTCTGCTTCATAAGATGAATGTCGCATCCATTTTTCTTATGGCTGACAGAATAAGGTGTTCCCTTGACAGAGTTTAGTTTCTTTAGGTCAACAAGCTGCCTCATGACAGTCGGGGAAATGTCTAGTGCTACCATAGGATCTGATGTACCTGAGCCCTGGGCCTCTCTGTCGATAGCATTCATCATGTATCGAACAGAAGGACGCATGCCAAGTTCACAACAAGGACATCCTCCCTTTTTAGAGGGGGATTCTGTCTCTTCGTCCCAGTTGTTGCAGTCTACGGGGTATCTCTTGATCTGACCGTCTTTGTTCTTGAACTCGATCCAATGCTGTGCGTAAGAAAAGACTCCTCCTACTACACGGAAGGTGTAGAACTCGTCTTTCTTAGGCATCTGAGCAATGTTAATGTCTTGCTTCCAGTTGTGGTCCTTTGACCGTGGTTTAACATCATCGAAATCTTTTAGTGCCATTATTACCTGTTATACGTTTTACGTTCTAAAGTGTTTGATTCTCTTTTTCAAGTTGAACATCACGAGAATCCAAGTGTTGGTCTACATACTCTGTCAACCCAAAAGATAGACAGACCATGTTCCTTAAGTCTGTTGGTAAGTTTTTAAGTAGAATCTTCACAGAGTCTGACGCCAGTTCATTTACAGAAGAGGAGTCGGGTGGTGCCTCGATAAAACTAGCAAGTGTTGCTGTTTTAAGTGGATGGTCTAATGACCTTACCTGGCTGGCCCTGACCATTCCATATATGGAGGATATATGACCTTCAGAATAGCCAGAAAGGGTGCTCAGTGCCTTGTTGTCAAGAGGGCCCCTTTTGGACTCGTGCTTACGCCTAACATCCTCTAGTTTAGAGTAATGTTGCCAGGTGTTTGAGGATACTTTTATTATGTTAGAGTCTTCCTTCAAATGTAGGAGCATTCTTTGACGAATCCACCATCTTGCATGTCCTACAAAACGTGCATTAGAGATATGATCGTAAGAAGATACTGCTCTAAGAAGACCAAAACTACCATTCTGGTAACAGTCAAGGGAATGATCTTCACTTATCGCTTGTGACTTAGCCTGCTTGAATATTACCCTAGCATACGCCTCAAAAATTCTATCATAAATCTTACGTAGTGATTTTATCCTAAGACCTATGTATCGAACCACACCAAAGGCAGTACGTGGCTCTAGACCAGAGTCTAGTTCTATTTTATTACAAGAAGAATCAAATTTAGAAGCAGCAACAAAGTCCTCTGCAATAGTAGCTTTAAGTCCAGATATTGAAGCATCTACGTACCCCTCGGTCATAGAATACCACTCTGTAAGTATTTGCTCGAAAACCATTCGAGTGAGAGGAAGACTTAGTACAATTTCAAGCTGTCTCTGCTTGTCATCGTTTAACATAGCAAGCTGTAAGTCCATACATCGTGACAAGAAGTTGGCTTCGCGCGCTTCATTGTCTGCTGGAACGTCTTTTAACGTATCTTCAATATATGCTACACTTCTACGATAGATTGCCTTATTTCTATCTAAGTTAGAGGCTACTTCAGCACCCAAGTCTAATATACGAGACTGTACATAGGAGTTCTCTAGTATAAGAAGCCTAATGCAGTCCATTACTAGTGACGAACACTGAGCAAAAAGAGGAAACAGCTCCTCTTGGGTCAGGGTGTCACCAGAGTTTACCTTGTCTATGAATTTTCTGGCACTAAGCATTATGTCAATCCTGAAAGCTTCTTATTAGGGGAGGATACGGCCTTCCTTGACTTCTCGTTGTTAGGGGACAAGATGGTCTCTGCAAGTTTCATGAGGTGAGGACATAATCCTATCTTCTGTGTCCCTGTGTAGGAAGTGGGAATGTCTGATTTACGTATTTTTACTTCAGTTGCATCGTTTGATGCCAAACTAAGAGCAAGTCGGTATCTGAAATAGTTACAAGAGCACGATACGGTACACGGAGAAGTAGATGAAACTTTTTCGTCATATACCTTTATCTTTGGTACTCGTAAGTCCTTACCACCACTTACAACAGCTGAGAATAAAATAAACTCATCGTTGGGGTCATCGGACTCTGACCTTCCTAGCTTCTCTATTCTATAGTATGATTTCCACGATCTCTTATCGTTTTGACTCATGGCTACAAGCTGACCCAGATTAATCATCTAGGTTACCTTGTACGATATCAAGGGTACGAAGGCATGCCTTTAGCTTACGTATAGCAAACTTATTTTTAGGGTGCGACATACCTCTTTTAAGATCAGATACAGTAGACCCCTGAATAAGGAAAGAAAGAGACTGTGCTATGTGGAATATAGCATCATCTTCTGTCACACCCTGTTTTAGGGTCACAAACCCTAAAAGTTCCTGTGCGTCCATTCCTGTTGCTACGTGTGCTTTTCTTCTCTTGCTCATACTATGGTTGTATTTCCAGGTAAGCAAAAGAAGAAAACACGTAAGGTGTATAAAGAATAGTCACGAACCAGTTTTTACAAGGTCCACAACTTCACATACACCACCAGAACACGCTAATGTGTGACTTCCAACCGTATTGTCCGTCTCCTCGTAAGAGGAAAGCTGAGACCAGTCTATATCTGGCATGCTTTCTACGAGTGAGTTGTAAGTTTCTACGTCTACTTCCTCGTAAGGAGCCTGCTCGTAAACGTGGTCCGATTGGGGAAGGAAAGATATGCCAGACACAGTGTCAAAATTATCCCACAGCCACTGTCCTACTTCCATGAAGTCATCGTCCTTATAATAAACAGTGCAAGATGGCTTGTGCTCACACCAGTGGTTCTGGTAAATCAACCATAGGTTCAACTGGTCTAGGGCAGATACGCTCTTGACCACCTTAGAAGACTTGGGGCTTTTTATTGGAAAAGAGAATACAAGAGCACTATCGTTAAATCCATCTTCCTCACAGGGAACACCTACGTCTTGTAGAAAAGTTCCGATTGGATCTTTCTTATCAATACGAACTCTCCTAATGTAATGAGAAGAGAAGCGTGCGTGAATTCCACTAGAGGAGTTTACTAACTGACTTACTGTGCCACTAGGTTTAACTGCGGTAACTGCTACACTGGCATTAATTCCCAACATAGATGCCCACTTAGCATTAGTAGATACTGCATGGTCTCTTAGTCGTTCCAAAAGTGCAGGCAAGTCTTTGTTGTTTGCGTCTCCTAGAACAGGATGATCCATAATACCTGTGAGAGAAACTCCCAAAAGCCTCTCTTCCTCGGTGTTCTTCGACCATATTTTTCTAAGGTATCTAAATTTAGTAAGAGTACTTTGCAGAGTACCTAAAGCAGCAGCTACTGTTATCTTGTCCTTAAGTGTCTGCTCGGTGTCCTCGGACCTAACAACAACTTCAGACAGGTTACAGAACTGATAAGGTCTAAGTATAATTTCTGAGCAAGGATTTGTGCCGAAGTCGCGGTCAGAGTCGCGTCTTCCATTCTTAGCAGCCTGCTTCTGAGCAGCGACTCTGCTGAACACGCCACGTTCTCCCGATTTGCTTTCGTAAAGGGATGTCCATTCATTAAGGAACACTCTGAAGTCTGGCTTCTCTGTGTAGCAAGCGGAGTTGTTAGCCAGTGACCTCTGCTTCTCTTCAATGTACCACTGCCCTGCCTTGGCTCCCCTCATCCTGTCGTCGCTAAGGTTGCTCAAACTAATAAGAGCAGACCTTCTAACTCCTCCAACTACCACTATTTCTGCTATCTTACATACAAGGTCATGACATTCAAGAGAGGAAAGCTTTCGACCCGCTGCTTTTTTGAACAGGGACACAGAAAAGTTGAACAACTTTTCTAAGGGCTCAGGACCTGATGACCTTCCTCCAAATGTCTTAAGTCTGGCTCCTGCCTTTCTGACCTTAGAAAGGTCCCATTGAGGTACCTGACCGTTGTACAACAGGCTTATGAGTGTCTTAAAAGAAGATGCCCATCCTATCCTAGAATCAGCAACATGTATAATGGTTTCGGACTGGTAGAACTCTTCTGCTACATCAGGTAGCTTATTAACATATTGTCGTTCTACAGAGAATCCTACGCCTGTTCCGCACATCAAAATGTACATTATCTCGTCAAAGGCGAGTGGATGGTCGATAGGAAGGTAAGAGCAGTTATAACCAGCTACTGAGTCCCTCTTAAGGGCTGGACCAGCAGTCATTAGAGCACGCATACTCGGCATGGTCTCGAAGCTTAGTATTTTAGGAGAAAGGGCTCTGATCTCTTTTTCTAGAGAAGGATTCCTCTCTACAAAGAAAGATATGTACCTCTCTACGGTCTCTTCCCACGTCTCCCTACGTTCTTTTTCATCGATCCACCTTGCGTACCTAGATAGGTGAATAAATTGTGAGTAAGAAGGTGTCCCAGTTGCTGCGAAAAAACCAGTAGGCTCATGTGTCATTTGATACAAGTCTCCATTTCTGCGAAGACGCAGAAAAACAAATACCTTCCCAGAATCATCCTCAGTAGGAGGGAGGGAAGGTCAATTTTTAACCTCTCTGAAGAGGTATAAAGTAGATAAGAGGATACAAGGTAAGAGTAAGTACAGTAAACAGGAAAAATGCTACAACCACTTATTAAGTGACTTCATGTACGCATTTAGGTGCTTTCTTAAGCAAGAAATGGCCAAGTCCAAAGATTTTTCATCCACAGCAGATGATACTGTAGGTACGAGGTCAGATTGTGCAACTTTCCAAACCTTAGAATCTACCTTAAAGGCATGTGCAATCTGAAGATAACTGTTACTTACAGCAGAAAGAGTAACTGCTTTATCTGAAGCAGAGTAAGAACTAGACTTATCCAAGGTGACTAAGAGAAGGTTGCTGATCTTTAGCAGTTCTTGTGCTCTCTTTACTGTGTACGTGTTGTCCTCTCCACCAGAAGACTTGTGTCCCCTAGATTCAAGGGAGGATTTAAGTGAAGACACCAAAGTCATTAGCTCGTCCTTTTCATCTTCAGGCAGAGAATCCGATAGTATCAACTTCTTAATCTCAAGAAGTGTATCCAAGGCACTAGTCATTAGTCAAATCTTTTTCCTCAGAGAGGACACAGGAAGTAGCATAGAGTCTAGACTAGGACTGAAACATATTCCGGCATACGTACATCCTGACCAGGACCCCTCACTAGAGGATTTACATATACCGTCGGGTATATGACCGGAATAGAGTGAGTCCCTCGCTTCAGAGTAAGATTCCACTGCATCGGTGTACGTGTCAGGTATAGGATCTACTACAAAAACCTTAAAATCCTGAGGACGGTCTCTACTTAGGTAGACAAAAACAATCTTGTCTAGATCCCAACCTTCTTGTAAGTTTATTCCCTCAAGGTAAGCTGATGCCTGTACATGGTGTTTTTTATAAGGAGAGGTAAGCTTTGGAAGATTAGAAGAACCTGTGGTCTTAAACTCCCACACCGCATTCATTGAAGGAACTATACCATCTACGTGGGCACCTAGAGATCCTTCTATGTTGTATTCCTCATACATCTGAGGTCTACCGCAGACAGGACAGCTACGGGAACCTAACCTCTCCTTTTCTATAACACCACAGCATGACCAATGGCCATACAAAACATTATTCATTCCTAAGAACTGCTGTATAACTTCGTGGACGGCAGTTCCTATGCCTACGTAAAACCTAAACCCATAAGACTCTTCTCTGAGAGCTTCGTCAGGGTACCTGTGATGTATAACCATCTCCCTGGGACAGAATGGAAGCCTAGAAGCCCTGAACTCATACTTCTGGGGGTAGAAAATACCAGGGCTAGGATCTAGATCAGACTGCTTATTACTGCCTATAGAAGCAGAGATGAGGTCCGCTGCCTGTTTCTCAAGCTTGCTCTTCTTTTTAAGACTAGACATTAGAAATCTTGGATTTTAGCCACTCAATCTGATTATCGTCTAGGCTTCCGGGGTCATCTCCATCAGGTAAACGAAGTACTGAGAACGAAGTAAATGACTTCAGACTCTTTTTTATTTCTGCTGCTGCCTTCTTTCCCGCTGCGTCACCGTCCATTAGTACGAAGACATGCTTTTTGCTAAGTAGCAGTAGTAGGTCTCTTTTTGAAAAGGACCAGTTAGTTGAACCAAGTATCGACAAAGCCGGTATGCCCTGACTTAGTAAGTAGAGAGCATCGAATTCTCCCTCAACGAGAACTACAAATGGATAAGATCCGTAGTGGTCTACAACAAAGTCAAAAGGGAATAGTACTTTACGGGCAGAACACCATGGTGCTCTATAGTACTTAACCTCGGGAGAAGTGTCTAGCCTTCGTGCAACATAACCAACTAGGGATCCCTGCTGGTAGTAGGGCCATAGTATACGGTCAACACCAGAATGGTCCCACCTAAAACTTGGGACCTTGGATAAGAAGGAACTTGTAGTTCCTCTCCAGTCTCCCCCGTCCCAAATTGATAAATTCTTAGGGAGATGACCTTCTTCAGTAGAAGAAGACCCCTCAAGCCTTGACTTAAGTCCTGAGAAAAGATTTTTATTTATTACTTTTTCGGTGAAAGTCTCAGACTCGAATGACATGGAGCTGAACTTAGCTAGACCCATCTCGGGTGCGAGTTTGTTCCAACTACCTGACCAGTTACAGACCCAGCAGTGGCACTTTTTACCGTTACGAGTTATTTCAAGTTTATATTTAGAGTCACTTCCTTTGTCGTGAGGAAAAGGGCAGCATATTTTTATGTCTTTCCTACCGACTCTATAGTCAATACCAGCGCGACTAAGTTCGCTGGTGATATGAAGCTCAGCTTCTATCGGATTAGGCCATATAAACTTCTTCAAAGAATCACTCGCTGATGAGAGAGTCTTTCTCCTCGCTAGGACCTGATAGGATCAGTTCAGTCCTGGAGATAAGATCATTCCATCGCACGGCACCTAAGGGTGTGGAAGATGGGTCCATCTCTTTAGCGTGAGATAACCACTCTCCTAACAAGTTTAGGTGGGCATGAGGAGTAACAAAAATCTGAGTCAAAACAAGGAGAGGTGGATTGGAGTAATCCGAAATTGGTACATGTTCCTTACTCAAGGTAAGGTCCATTACCTTAGTGTCTCCTACTAAGTAGGTAACCAAGTGGTACTGGTCATCATGAGATGAAACCTGAACATTAACTAATGGAAGGGTCTTCATGGTAGCCCTTTACAGTATCAAGGAGCCAGTGCCACTACTCCCGTTCCTTGGTAGGCAGCACGCCAGCTGCTCACAAGTTGAGCACTGTTATAGAAAGGAGGCTCAGTGGAACGAATCTTAAATGTGGATGTCCACTTAAGGTTCGCGGGATCCTGTGCGTTTTCCGAGAACTGGACTCCTTGCGGAGTGAAAAATCCTCGTAGGAAAATATCAGGATACACCAAGCTATGGTAGCTTATGAACACAAAGTTTGGTCTTCCATCCGGGAGTATCTTTTCCTCGTCTAAAAGTTCAAAAAATTCGTAGAAATCAAATAATCCTTGAGGGAGAGCTACTACTTCTGCTTTTGTTTTTGAAATTGTACCTCCGTCTGAATCCCCTCTGCTTAGTCGTACAGGCATTATATTTCCTGCCTGGAAAGTTATATTCATCTCGGGTTCGTCAAAAAAAGTAGACCTAGAACCGTTTCTCCAAGTATGGAGTATGGTTCCCGACCTTGTTTGCTGCTGAGAGGCTCGTATAGGGAACTGCCACTGTACACTTTCTGGTCCTGCCCAAAATAATATGTACCTTCCTTGCGCAGCGAAACTTTCGGTAGTCATAATCATAGGAGCAGTACGCTGTACGTAGGGGCCCCGGCTTTGTCCCTGTCCAGATACCTTACCTGATACAATGGATCCTCCGGTAATAGTAGGAGGGTCTATTAGCTGTTCGAAACCTGCGTTCCTCTGACGAAGGAGGTCTAATATCCTCTCCTCATTTTCTACTAAGGATCTAAGACTGTCAAAACCAGATAGGTTATCCTCTGCGTTAGATCCTATACCTGATTGGTTTTGTCCTGGTTGAAGTGGGTTGTTAGGTCCTGACATTACTATTCTCTCTAAAAGAAAAGCCCCAGGGCAGTCATCCCTAGGGCTTTAGTTTCTATATAAGCAGTCTTATAGGGACTCGATGTGGGAGTCACCATCTGATGTGACTTCTGCCATCTTCTCCTTAGCAAACTTCTGAACAATACCCACGGAATTTCCGATTATGAAAGTTAGGTCTTGTGCAGTAAGATCTAGGTTAGCCAACTCATTTTTAGCCTGCCTAGCCTTAAGATCACCACTAGCAATGGCCTCAACGATTGCCTCCACGCGAGGAGAAGGTCCGCCTTCTTCCGATGACTCGAACTCTATGTCAGAGCTTACGTCATTCAATCCTGCATCAAACGCACTAGAAGAATCGTCTGTGATCGATACAATTCCATTGTTTTTAGAAATTTCGTCACCAGACGATTTCATCCTAGCAATGTCCCTGTTCTTATAACCTATTTTCTTGTATGCTTCTGCAAGAGCTTCTTTAACCCCGTCCCGCATAAGTTCTTCCTCTGCTTGAGAGGCCGGAATTAGTTCGAGAGCCCCAGCATCAAGGAACTGTCTAAGGCTAGAGCTATTCTTTATCATTGAGGGAGTAGCCTTGTTGCTTAGGCATACAGGGTACCTAGTATTAGGTATTGCTTCCCTATGAGTCTTTCCTGACCCATCGTTAAGAGTCAGGACAACAATTCCTCTTTCTTTAGAGGTGTTCCTCACATATATAGGCTCACCGCTGTCAATAACACTATCTAAGTATATGAAAGAACTCATAATTAATCTTCATCCTTGCTTTGTTCTTGGTTAGAGGAAGTAGAAGAATCAATTTCCTTGTCTTCGTCTTTCTTATCGGAAGATTCTAATCTTTCCTTTAAGTTCTTCCCGTCAATTGTATTTTTAGACGAAACAACGTCTCCATATTTTACAATAGCCATACCGTGTTTTTACCTTTTACAGACTTCTTGGCATTATTCCAGATGAAGTAAACAACTCAGAGGGCCATAAACCCGATCTGGAAGCTATGAGGCGAGTCCTTGCCCATCTACCATTACGAACCGAGTGATTCCACCTGCCATAACTAGACCTTCCTAGCATAGCAAGTAACCTTTTAGAAAATACCTCTGGTTTTTCCAGAGGATCACTTATTTTTAGAGCAGCAGAAAGAAATCTCCACGCAATTGCAGGAGCATTGACGCTGTGGCTCCACAGCACAGACAGAGCAAGGTCTAGTTCGGGAGATTCCACAACAGGATTATCGTGTTTCCCTCCGTAGAGCCACTGACTTAGGGTCTTCTTATCACCCGCAGTTATAGTCTTTCGGGTACAATACCTATGAAAGTGTTCCATTCCAAAAGAAGTCTGTGCATGGAACCCTTTAGGGTCAGAGAAAAGATTATGAAATAAAATAGCCCATGAAACAGATCTGTCCCAATCAGGACCACTTCTTGGTACTTTACCCTGATTGGGGGTAAACTCTTCTCTTATTGAGAATCCATATACTAGGTCTCCTGCGGAGACTTTTTTATTCCTAGACCTGACCTTAACTGTGTCGTCGCTAAGATACCTAAGGTCCCCCTTAGTAGAGACATACCAATTCTTTTCAGCCAGTGCACTCCATAACTCGTTTAGAGCAGGAATTCCGTGAACCAGTTCAAGCATTCGAAGAAGCTTCCACAAGCTTCCCTGGTCATCAGCTGCTGAAAAATCTTCGTGAGCTAGCTCCTTAGGGTAAACTGCAATTGCCTGGTGCAGACCAGCTGTCATAGCTGTGCCATCATACATGGTTATGGCACCAAACTTACCTCCGGATTCTACCTGAGAGGTAAGCCACAGTACCCTAGACCAGTGACTAGAGGCAGTATTGGGTTCCCAGTCTACCGTTCCCTTGATAGAAGGGCCAGAATAGGAGTTGTACGAAACACGAGTTACTTTGGTCAAGTGCTAGACTTCTTTCTCCTACCTCTGCGTCGCTTCGGTGCTTCTTCAGCCTTCTCTTCAGCCTTCTCTTCAGCCTTCTCTTCAGCTTCAGCTCCAGATTTGGCTTCTTCAGCCTTCTTAGCCTCTTCAGCCTTCTTAGCCTCTTCAGCCTTCTTAGCCTCTTCAGCCTTCTTAGCCTCTTCAGCCTTCTTAGCCTTAGCAGCTTCTTCAGCTTCCTTAGCCTTCTTAGCCTCTTCAGCCTTCTTAGCCTTAGCAGCTTCTTCAGCTTCCTTAGCCTTCTTAGATTTGGCTTCTTCTTCAGCCTTAGCAGCTTCTTCAGCTTCCTTAGCCTTCTTGGCCTTAACGCTTCTCTTGTCCAGAGGCATGTTAGTGTCCTCTACGCAGGTAACAGAAACACCATACTTTTTAAGTTCTTCTACAGACTGGCTGCTAAGGAAAGCAGTCCTCTTAGAGTAAGGAGGGACCCTAAGTCCCTTAACAAAAACCAGGGAACCGTTAGGGTTCTTTATCTCGTATCTTCTTGCCATTTCAATAAATCCTTGAATTAATGTATAGTTTACTTAGCTACCCACCCGGTATTAGTTGCAGACCCGGATTCTTTCACATAAAGAGTGGTCGATGCTCCACCCTCTTTATCAACATATAGATCACCAACTGACCCAATTACAGACCCATTTGGAGCACCCACCCCAGCAAGAACAACAGCCCCTCCTAATACAGACTCTGCTCTGTTATCCTCGTTTGTGGACGTAGGAGAGGTAGACCACTCGATGTTGCCGCTAGCTGCCAGGCTTATAAGTTGGTCCCTACTGCGTTCGAGTTCGTCTGAGGTTAGTTGTAGTTGAATGGTCTTGTTGGGTCCCAAGACCCCTACTGTCGATCCAACAGGAAGACGACTTGATGTCTTGTTAGTAATAGTTACTAGAGGCATTTTTTCTCCAAAAAAAAGTAGTTAGGGGGTGCTTCCCTGGATTTTCCAGTATATAACATCAGGGTCTCCCGTCTTTATCAATTAGGTACAGAAGCAGAGTAAGAGAGCCAGAGTAAGGTACCTAGTTACCCTTACTACTATGTAGTAAGCGCATGTTCCCTGTTAGTTTAGAATAACTTATATATCGTGCATGAGTTTAAAGGTCAGAATAACTAATAAGACCCGCAGTATAATAGCGGTGAACAAGGTCAAGAGGAAAGTACCGCCTTTAAGTACTACTACTTTTGAAATTAGTATATCAGACCTTGACGTACTTAGGCCATTCCTGCTTTCTCATAGGGAAAAGGGCCAAATAGACTTTGATGTTTTTAATGACCCGGGGTCTGTGGACAGCAGTGACACTGAACTTGTTACACTAGCGGACATACCTGACGTAATACCGGGAGGTGGAGGATCATCTGACGCATTAGATATATCCTACGATAATACTGCATCAGGATTAACAGCTACCAACGTAAAGGAAGCCATTGACGAAGTGGTATCCGCAGGGGGCTCCGGAACGGACAACCAGACAGCGTCTGAAGTTCCTTTCACACCTGCTGGTAACCTGACGTCCACTAATACTCAAGCTGCGTTAGAGGAGCTAGATGCAGAAAAAATAGATGTTGCTCATTTAGGGACAGGAGGTGCAGCACACGCTAGTGCCACTACCAGCACTGCTGGCTTCATGTCCTCTACGGACAAAGTTAAACTAAATAGCATAGAGTCCGGTGCTGACGTAACAGACACTGCTAACGTCACGTCAGCCGGAGCGCTCATGCGCTCAGGCGGAACCATGACCGGCAATATTGTCATGTCTCCGTCACAAACAGTAGATGGCAGAGATCTGTCTGTAGACGGTGCCAAGTTAGATGGAATAGAGCCTGGAGCGGACGTAACAGACGCATCGAATGTCACTCTTGCTGGAGCGCTCATGCGTACTGGCGGTACCATGACAGGTGATGTGGTATTTAGCGGGAGTCAAACATTCGACGGTCGTGATGTGTCCGTTGATGGATCCAAGTTAGATGGCATAGAACCAGGAGCCGAAGTTAACACAGTGGATACTGTGTTCGGACGCACCGGAAATGTAGTTGCAACAGCAGGAGACTACGAAGCAAGCGAGGTTAGCTATGACAACACTACTAGCGGACTAACAGCTACTGATGTTAAGGCCGCTATTGATGAGGTAGCAGCAAGTGTAGGAGGGGGAGGAACTGACGACCAAACAGCAGCCGAAGTACCTTTTACACCCTCCGGAAATTTATCGTCAACAGATGTACAAGATGCCCTAGAGGAGCTGGACTCTGAGAAGTTATCAACCACCCATGCAGGAACGGGCGGTACTTCCCATGCAAATGCCACTACCGGCACTGCTGGCTTCATGTCTAGTGGAGACAAGACTAAGCTAAACAGTATAGAGACAAACGCTGACGTAACGGACACCGCTAATGTCACGTCAGCCGGAGCGCTTATGCGCTCTGGCGGCACTATGACAGGCAATATTGTTATGTCAGGCGCCCAGACGGTAGACGGAAGAGACCTGTCTTCGGACGGTTCCAAGTTAGACGGTATCGAGTCCGGTGCTGACGTAACAGACACTGCTAATGTCACTTCAGCCGGAGCGCTCATGCGCTCAGGCGGAACCATGACGGGTGACATTGTATTCAATGCCAGTCAAACGTTTGACGGTAGGGACCTTTCAGTAGACGGGTCCAAGCTAGATGGGATCGAGCCTGGGGCTGAAGTTAACACGGTAGATACAGTTCATGGAAGAACTGGTGACATAGTTGCTGTTGCTGGAGATTATTCAGCAGACGAAGTCAGCTATGATAACGCAACGTCAGGACTAACAGCCACTGACGTCAAAGCAGCTATTGACGAGTTAGCTGCGAGCGGAGGAGGGGGAGGTACCGATGACCAGACAGCAGCAGAAGTACCATTTACTCCCGCAGGAAACATAGCAGCAACTGACGTCCAAGATGCTATAGAAGAACTAGACTCTGAGAAGCTATCAGCTACCCACGCAGGAACAGGAGGAGCTGCCCATTCAAATGCCACTACTGGCACTGCTGGCTTCATGTCCAGTGGGGATAAGACTAAACTAGACGGTATCGAGTCCGGTGCTGACGTAACAGACACTGCTAATGTCACTTCAGCCGGAGCGCTCATGCGCTCTGGCGGAACTATGACAGGCAATATTGTCATGTCTGGTTCCGAGACAGTAGATGGACGAGATCTATCTGTGGACGGTGCTAAACTAGACGGGATAGAGACAAACGCTGACGTAACTGACACCGCTAATGTCACGTCCGCTGGAGCGCTTATGCGCTCTGGCGGAACTATGACAGGAAACATTGTCATGTCTGGAGCAGAGACCGTAGATGGACGAGATCTATCTGTGGACGGTGCTAAGCTAGACGGGATAGAGTCCGGAGCTGAAGTTAACACAGTAGACACTGTTCATGGACGAACAGGAGATGTTGTCGCCGTAGCAGGAGACTATGCAGCAAGTGAGATTAGCTACGACAACACCACTAGCGGACTCACAGCAACAGACGTAAAAGCAGCTATAGATGAGGTTGTAGCAAGTGCAAGTACCGATGACCAGACAGCAGCAGAAGTACCATTTACTCCCGCAGGAAACATAGCAGCAACTGACGTCCAAGATGCTATAGAAGAACTCGACTCTGAGAAGCTATCGGCTACCCACGAAGGAACAGGAGGGGCGTCACACGCTAATGCCACTACAGGTACTGCTGGTTTCATGTCTAGCGGAGACAAAACTAAGCTAAACAGCATAGAGTCAGGGGCGGATGTAACGGACACTGCTAATGTTACATCAGCTGGAGCGCTAATGCGTTCCGGGGGGACCATGACTGGCAATATTGTCATGTCTGGAGCAGAGACCGTAGATGGAAGAGACCTATCGGTCGACGGGTCCAAACTAGACGGGATTGAACCTGGAGCTGAGGTCAATACAGTAGACACTGTTTTCGGCCGAACAGGTAATATAATAGCAGTTTCTGGTGATTATGCAGCGAGTGAGGTCAGCTACGACAATACTACGAGCGGACTCACAGCCACTGACGTAAAAGAAGCTATTGATGAGTTAGCTGCAAGTGGTGGATCGGGAACTGACGACCAGACAGCGGCAGAAGTTCCATTTACCCCCGCTGGAAACATATCTGCAACTGACGTACAAGATGCCATAGAAGAGCTGGACACAGAGAAACTAGCAGCTACCCACGAAGGAACAGGAGGCGCGTCACATGCTAACGCAACTACCGGCACTGCTGGCTTTATGTCCAGTGGGGACAAGACTAAACTAGACGGTATTGAGTCCGGAGCGGATGTAACAGACACTGCTAATGTCACTTCAGCTGGAGCACTCATGCGCTCAGGCGGCACCATGACGGGTGACATTGTATTCAATGCCAGTCAAACGTTTGACGGTAGGGACTTGTCTGTAGATGGCGCAAAACTAGACGGCATAGATCCAGGTGCTGAAGCGAATACAGTAGACACTGTATTCGGAAGGACAGGAGACATTGTTGCTGTTGCAGGGGACTATGCAGCGAGCGAGGTTAGCTATGACAACACAACGAGCGGCCTCACAGCCACTGACGTAAAGGCAGCTATCGATGAGGTTGCTAGCTCTGTAACCGATGATCAGACGGCACTTGAGGTTTCCTTCACTCCGTCCGGAAATATAGCAGCGACAGATGTACAGAACGCTATAGAAGAACTAGACTCTGAGAAGCTAGCGGCTACTCACGAAGGAACAGGCGGGGCTTCCCATGCGAATGCTACTACTGGCACTGCTGGCTTCATGTCTAGCGGAGACAAGACTAAACTAGATGGCGTAGAGGCGGGAGCGGATGTGACAGACACTGCTAATGTCACGTCATCCGGAGCGCTTATGCGCTCTGGCGGCACCATGACAGGCAATATTGTCATGTCTAGCACAGAGACAGTAGACGGACGAGATCTATCTGTGGACGGTGCCAAGCTAGACGGAATTGAATCAGGGGCAGAGGTAAATACAGTAGACACTGTTTTTGGAAGAACAGGAGATGTAATTGCTGTTGCGGGTGACTATGCGGCAGAAGAAGTCAGTTACGACAACACCACGTCTGGTCTTACAGCAACCGACGTCAAAGCAGCTATTGACGAGGTAGCTGCTAGCGTAGGAGGGGGTACGGACGACCAAACAGCGGCAGAAGTCCCATTTACTCCTGCGGGGAACATAGCTGCAACAGATGTCCAAGATGCTATAGAAGAACTAGACTCTGAGAAGCTATCAGCTACCCACGAAGGAACGGGAGGAGCGTCACACGCAAATGCCACTACGGGTACTGCTGGTTTCATGTCTGCTACAGACAAAGTTAAGTTGAATGGCATAGAGTCCGGTGCTGACGTAACAGACACTGCTAACGTCACGTCAGCCGGAGCGCTCATGCGCTCAGGCGGCACCATGACCGGAAATATTGTCATGTCAGGTGCCCAAACTGTAGATGGAAGAGATCTGTCGGTGGATGGCGCCAAGCTAGACGGAATTGAATCGGGAGCGGAAATAAATACAGTAGACACCGTTCACGGAAGAACAGGTGACGTGGTTGCTGTTGCAGGGGATTACTCTGACTCTGACATCAGCGTAGATCCTTCTGGATTTAACGTAATCAGTTCGTCCGCAACTACACAAGCTCTCTATAACGCAGAAAATGACGCACGTCTTCTCGACGCTAGGTCCTCCGGAGTCAGGTTCTTCGACGGATTTGGATCAACAGGAGGCACTACAATAGCCGTTGGGGCAGGGTCAGGAGTTACATTAGATTTATCAACTGACCCTGTAAGCTATGCGACTCCTTCGTGGGGGGCCCAAACCCTAACTCCCCCTGCTAGCCAGATTAGTTTCTTGATATGCGATTCGGCAGGCACACTTTCATGGCTGTCAGCCGAGCCGACACCATCACAACGTAGAACATCCGTACTTATTGGAACCGTAGCTACTCAAGGAACCACCATAACGGCTGCAATCTCGAACGCAATGCCCGTTCGTAACTCCATTCAGCAACTCCGAGATATGATGGAGGGTATGGGTAAGGTTAGGTTAGGGACAGGAACTGTCCCTCAACCTGTTACATCGACACTGGGATTTACTGTAACCTCAGGTTCTATTCTGGTTCCTGGAATTTCAGTTGCATCAAACCCCAACAACCCTCACTCTTTTGTGTATCCAGGGTCTGCTTCTCCTGCTTCTTTTCAATATGCCACACCCTCAGGGTCTGACGGTGTAACTAGAACCGCAATAATACCTGACCAATACTGGAACGGTAGTACGTTGGTAACGATAGGAGGAAACTCCAACAGGGCAGCAATACATACAATATATTTGTTCCCGTCTAGCAATATACGAGTAGCTAGGCCACAGCAGTTCTACTCTTCTATGTCAAGGGCACTTAGTGCCTTAGCTACACGCATATACACTACCCCTGCTGGTTATGAAGCTAACGGTTTTATCGTAGGTTACATCATAGCCAGAAGGAACGCTACAAACCTGGCTTCATCTTCGGATGCTCTATTTGTGTCAACAAACCAGTTTGGAGGAATTGGAGGAGGAACAGCAGGTATTATACAGGGAGTTACTAGCGTTAATGGTCAGGCGGGACCAGCTGTAACCCTAAACGAGTTTGTATCGGACGTGTTCCGCGTACAGGACAACACGGACACAACAAAAAAGATAGCATTCAATGCCTCTGCTATAACTACAGGAACAGTCCGTACAATTACGATGCCGGACGCAGACGTAGACCTTGGATCTCTCGGAGGAGGTGGAGGTGTTACCAGCGTAAACGGTGACTCTGGGCCTGCTGTAATTTTGAATGAATTTGAATCGGATGTATTCCGAGTTCAAGACAACACAGATACCACAAAGAAAATATCTTTTGACGCGTCTGCAATAACCACGGGTACTGTACGAACGATTACGATGCCGGATGCTGATGTGGACCTGGGGTCTCTTGGAGGCGGGGGAGGAGGTCCGGAGGAAAGTACTGGCGCTAGAGACTTCAGCTCAGCGAACTACTATGCAGGAGCAGCAGGAACTGGTGTAGGAAACGCATCCGGATTTATAGGAAGCGCACTAGTACGAATCAACGGAAGCTTTGCCGGATTAGGAAACCAAGTTTTCTTCGGAAATAACTGGTTCTTCATCAACGATGGTGGCTGGTACATCGGGATGAATGAAGACAGATTTAAGTTTGGAGTAGGGCAGGCTAGCGATGGTGTGGTCCTTGAAAACTTCGTAAATGCGGAGTTACCTTCTTACAATATTTATGGAAGGCTATTTCTTGTAACTTTAGCCTACGATGGAACGGATGCACGCGGTTACGTTAATGGAGAACATTTTGTAACACTCACACCCTCAGGTGGATATGACACCAGCTTTGCATCTGACATGCTTATGCTAGGAAGAAGTAATAACGGAGGAGCAGCGGCTCCTTCGTCTGCCTGTTCCATACTTGGTGCCGGGTATTCCGAGGCCGTAATAACGGAGTCAGAAGTTATCGACCATTTTGTAGCGTGTATGGAATCCGGGGCATTCGAAGACCTTCCGACTACAGGATTCGAAAATATGTATTCATTCGAGGGACTTAGCAGTGCGCCTGCTACCCTTAGTGATGTAGGATCTGCGGCTGACACAGACCTGACCCTGAACGGATCGTTGACTGTGTCCGACTTTACCACCAGGTGGTGATAGAAATAGTGGTATCAGACCAAACCGAGGCGAGAGAACAAAGGAAGTACTTGACTGTTTCCGCCGTTGACTGTCTGAACGCGAGTCACCAGGCTTGTTAGACCAAAATCGTAAGGACGGGTTGCGATGGCTCCGACAGAAACTCTACGTAAGGCGTTTCTCTTCGTCTTCTCTAGCTCAGAGTCCAGATAATCCTTTAGACGACTCATAGCACTCTCGTAGATTCCTGTACGATCTACGTCAAGAGTAACAGTCTGACCAGAGAAACTGAAGCTAAGTTCTCCTTCACTGAGATACTGTGCTTGTAGTCCCCACCAGGCAGCAGCAGCGATAAGGAATGTGGTCATACCATATTGAGTAGGAAAAGAGTGCAGGCTCCATCCCGTAATGGGGTTGGTCTGGTTGATTATATCAACGCCTCTCTGAAGGTACCCGTACAGGTCTGCGTCAGAGTACGCCTGAACGTGGCCTATCTTTTTCTGTAGCTTGTCTATTAGCATCCGGAAGTCAGGCTGTAGCTGCCAGAACAGCATCTCGGGGACCCGGATCTGCTGGATGAAGGTACTCGCAGGCGATAAGGGCGTCTGACGAGTGTTCCATACGACCATGTAGCTACCTGTTTGAGTCAGGGGAGCGGTATCTACGTAGTAGACGTAGTACTGACCCTGCTGCACTTCTTGCACAGTAGGCGAGAGGTCTGTCACTGTAGACCCACACATTAGGGATACCTTGACGCTATCTTGTCTGTCCTTGAACTTGATGAGGGACCGCTCAGATTGTCCACAGAAAGTAAGGTTGAAGTACTGTCTCTCGTCAGGAGTAGCTTCAATATTATCGCATATGACGAAGTTAGCAGATCGTGTAACTTGTCTGCCCCCGTTTGTGAGCATAACCCACTCTATCTGCCAGGGAGTATCAGAAGTGGATAGCTCTGCGTCTGCTGGAACAAACCAGGAAAACTGCCAGCGACCGGGTGAGGCCGGGACTTGTGTAGCAACACCTGTCTGTATTGCCTCCTCAGTGGGAGACATGATTGAAAGAGAAGGATAAGCAGATGGGTCTGAAGGTAGAAGCGGCGTACCGTCCTCTTCTATGAATAGCTCCTGAAATAGTACAGATGTACCGCGAACTACTTTTTGAGGTGAGGTGGCCATATCTAGAGAACTTTTATAAGGGTTATCCTACTGGTAACAGGGACTAAATAAGTACCCAAACGAACAAGCTAAAGGTAAATTTTGGGCGCAAATGGCTACAGACCTCCGGATGACGATAGAGTCGTATCCAAAACTGACATCCTAGGGGACTTACCCCAGAGGCATGCCAGAGAGGATCTAATTCCAATAATCGCCAGGGCTTCCCAAAACGCCAGCAACGTAAACCCTACGTATTTTGAATACTTCCAGAGGATTAAAACTGGAAGAAGATGCTCGTGTTGGACCGTAGAAACGGAACCAGCAGGTATATGCCCTTGTTGCTTTGGAACTGGAGTTGTTGGGGGCTACAACAAAAGGGGAACTAAGACACATGTGTTTGATGTCACACACCCTAAAACGAGCACAGCGAACATAAGTCCTGACTATAACCAAGTAACACGTCCTTGTTACTGGTCCCTCATCAAAAGTGCTGTCTATGGGGTCATGGACTTTGACTTCGATATACGAAAAAACATAGGAGTCCTTGATACACTAGACATCAAGGACTATTCCCCTGAGGGGACAGAAATTAACTACTGGGTCAAATCCCCTAGTGAGACAGAGTACAAGAGACTCACACACGAAGAGATCCAATGTAGACTTGGACAGAAGAGAATTCAAATCAGAGTAGAGATGAAGAGAGTGTCACCTTCCTCACCTCTGCCTAAGTTAGTGTGCATAAGAGTAGCATATAGAATTATACCTCTAACAGAGATACGCGTCAACATACCAAGAGCACAAGAGTCCCTAACACTTGAAGAGTTGGGAATATATCAAAGCTTCTCTAGCCAATCTTTCTGGCTAGACAACACTCTAAAAAACATCTCTACCGAAGACTGGCTATACAACACTTTAGACGGTACTCGGTGGAAAGTAATAGAGTCATCTGACAACAAGCCGCATGGGATACTTACGTCTTGGGATCTTACATGTAGGCTTATACAGAGCTACGAATCTTACTCACTCATACCCATAGGTAAGACAGTAACAAGTAAGCTACCGGAGGCCGTAAAGTCAATACAAACTGATAAAGAGCTAGAAGATTTCGTCTACAAAAGTGACTCAAACCACCTTAGAAAGCCAGGTAACAGAGCACAGACCTCCCAACCTGACGGTCCATACGTAACTCCACCCGGACAAACTGACGTTAGCAACAAGAAGAGAGAAGTGTAGTATGAAAACTTCAAAAATAAAAAGATACCAGAGTAATCTTATGGAGTTAAGAAGACTACGGAATCCTGAAAACTACGACAAGGAAAAAGAGAAGGTAATACTTGATTTAATGTCGATTATTTGGGAGTCCATGAGCGTTGAAGAAAGGGATTTCTTCCACAAGAACAGTGCATTGTCTTGGCCGCCACCTGTCACCGAAGAAGATTGATCTATGACGTACTACATTTTTAGAGCAGACCCAGAAACAAGCCCGCCACCTAGCAATGTGGCAGCTTCCTCAGTTCCCCTTGCAGCTCCCGACCGTACAGTCATCACAATTGGAGCCAAGATGTTCTCCTCGTCTGACGTTGCAATTATCAGCCGAACTGAACAAGCTCGAAGGGTAGGACGTAGGTCGAACGATCGTTTTGGAGACACTTCTCGTGTCCAGCCTTCTCACGGAAAAACCATCAACGTCGGATTCGACGGGATAGAGCTGGAGGACCTCGTATTCGAGAACCTAGACCAGTACACACAGGATGCTGTAGCGGACCTCGTTTACGCCAGGTACCTCATTGTCAGTCAGGACCCAAATAGGGCAAATACGGCTGCTTATCTAGATCCACCCGACATACGGGCTCTGTAGTTCCATGTCTTCTCTTGAGATAGATCTCAGGCATCATGAAGACGGCTCTTACATGCTTGAGATCCGAACAAGGGGAGGCAAGTCGGACATCAACATCACAGGAATTATACACGATATTGTCGTGGACAAAATCAGGTATCTACAGAAAAAGCTAGATATATCGGAAAAGTATAAGGACTGGATGTTATCTTCTACTACAGAGACACACGAAAGTCTAACAACTCTTAAGATTCGATATGACAGCATCTACAAGAGGCTGAGCTTGACGACTGAAGCGGTGTCGGAGTTGGTTTCATCGTGGGAAGAAGGAAAAGAAAGCAGTCTAGTGCTAAAGAACCTGAGGCAGGTTCTTGCTCAAAACGAGAGCTTCTTAGAAGAAGATCTCTCCCTCCAGAAGGAGAGCGGCAAGTAAGAATACTTGCCATGGACCCTGGGCGTAAGAACTTTGCCTGGGCCCTAAGAGAAGAAGGAGAGGTCACACGAGTAGGGTGGGTAGATCCCATCGACACTGTGACAGAGGACACTGCTTTCATTAATAGCTGCATCGAGCTTCTTGTCGATACTCAGCCAGACTTTGTTGTGCTAGAGAGGTTCATGGTGAGGGGAGGAGGCCAGTCAATGTTGGCTGAGACTCTAAACCAGATGATCGGAAGAGTAGCTGTCCTAACCCGTACCTACGCAGGCGTAGAGCTGATCCAGATTACGTCGGCTCAGTGGAAGAACTGGTGGAACAAGTCCATCAAAGAGGACTGGCATGAAGCCTATGCAAACGTGGAAAGCATACACCAACGAGACGCCTGCGGTATGAGCGAGTACATCCAAAACTACTGGATCGACAAGAACCTGTGACTGGCTCAGCAAGTTTTTTTTTAAAAAATTTAGTTCCGGCAGACGTGCTCTGAGTTGAAGTCGAGTACAATATTTCCAGTAAGAGGGTCTACTGTAGGTGATACGGTACTTTCGGTCGACCACATACCTCCAGAATCCTCACACAGCTCTCGCTCCGTCTTGCTGCGACAAGAAGCACCTGTCCATACTCTTCCTCCTTGTACGCACTCAGAGATGCGCTCTTGAAGCAAAGCCTCCCTACACCCTGGAGAATACTGACAAGCATCGCTCACAGTCTCCCTGGCGCAAGAGACAACAACAAGAAGTAGGATGAGTAGTGCTCTCATCGCAGGACCCTTAGGGACCCGAGTATGTCCTGAAGAGTATCCTCGTTTGTCTCTGTAGCAAGAGCATGAGATTCTATGCGCTGCATAAGGCAGTCCCAGCTGCCCTGGTAGTGGCCTCTACACACTCTGGTGGCCATGAGTGCACCAATAGCTAACTGAGCCTCTACGTCCTCTACAGGGAAGCTGGAGAGCATCTCTGATATGCTGTCCCAATCCTTGACCCATAACCTCTCGTCAGACCACATGAATACAGCATCTAGCTTTGCATCGTAAGACTGGGGGCTGGAAAGCTCCTCCAGTATCTCTTCAATTAAAGTAAACTCAAGGCTAGTGTCTACGTTAGGAGACATCTTGATGTCAGGTTGTTCGTCTGTAAGAGTGTTTCTCTTAGTCATATCCTCTATTTACAAATAGTAAATGAATATGTTCTTAGTCTATAAGAGACTGATCTACGTACATGGGTAGCTTAGAGTCACTCGTACTCTGGATATGCCTATTGTTCCTCTCATGGAACACTACTAAGGACTTAGGAGTAAGTGTCTACTTGGCCCACAGTGGCACAGTAGATCCAAGTGTGTCACTCGTTGAGGTAGAACTCATCGAAGTCGGAGGGGTCTTCTTCCTCATCAAGGAATTCTCTACCCAGGTATCGGTTGAGACTTTGAAGTAGGGGAACTAAGGAATCTGGATCGGGATCACTGGGTTCCCAGTCATTTGCAAGTTGCTCATCCTCTATAGCGGAGGAGAGGAAGGTACGTATACGGAGGATCTGTTCCTCACTCATAGACTCTAGATCTTTTATTGCCATTAGATTACCTGGAAGATAAGTAAGTAGATATAATCTCTAATGGGAGATAGCAGGTATTAGATATTAGATGTGGGTGAGTGTAGCTTTGTCTCTCAGGCGGGGAGTAGATAGTGGGCCTTCGGCAGGTCATCAGCTCCCCCGCACCCCGGTTACTTGGCTCTAGACCCAGCGTCTAGTTAACTCTAATTCTAATTATTTAATTTAAGGATCCCTGGGGAGGGGAACCGCTTGAAGTGAGTTAATGAACGAATTAGGTTTACAATTCACGACCCCCAAAATCGTAACTTTTTTAGTTAAAAGTTGTAAGACCATGATATCACTAAGGATAGTGCCTTAAACCTGGCTACCACTGGTATCTTCTAAATATTTTATATTTATTTTAACTATAAATGTAAATAAAATGGAGTGACTACAAATGTACGATGCCAGGTGCATGGCGAAATGATCCGAAGGGACTGCTCCCTTTCCAAGTGTGTCTTCTCTACAAAGTATCCGGGAGTCAAAAACTGCATCCTCGTGTATATGGCTAAGCAGGGCATAGACAGCTTGAAGCCCCTGGACATCTCCTTACTCAAGGGCATTCCCAGCAACCAAGTCAGCAGGAGCCTATCGAAGGCAACGGTGCTGATGCGCAATAACACCCTCAAGGTTTCCAACCAGGTAGACATCGAACCTAAGTTCAAGGTTTTGATGGGAATGAATACTTGCTACCACTGTGAGACACCCATCACGAGTAAGAACCAGAGGCACAGCGTAGAGTCTAAAATCCCCCGGACAGGAGAGAAGGTGGTCTACTGCTCTTCTAAGTGTGCAGAGGCACGTCCTGCTCAGTATGTTGCAGCAGAGGCTGCCTGCGGAACGGACATCAAGAACATCGTGTCCTGGGCCGTCAAGAAGTATTCCACCTTAGGAGGACTTGAGCAGGCACTCGGCATGAACAGGACACTTTTAGGTAAAACCCTGAAGGACTTGCTTGGCCTGGAGGCAGACACACTTTACTCTACCACTGAAAGAGTCAAGACTCGGTCAAAGTCTTTGGTACGTAGAACAGGGAGCCGACCTGAGTGGCTTACGTCTTTTCACGAGATACTCCAACCCCTGATAGACGACATGAGTGACGAGCATGGCCCTCCTACAGTCGACCATTCTTCGTTGATAGAAAACGTCAATAATGTTATTGAATCTATCTAATCATTAGAGTCGCTAAAAAACTACTTATCTAGTGGCGTTGGTACCAAACATTCGGGCAGATATCGCCCACCTTAGGAGATTTTCATGAGAGATAACATTAACCACCGGATCCTTGCTCGTTTGAGCAATGCAGTAGAGGACCGGAATCTTCCTCCCCGGTCGGACATGTATCTTGCCGATGTTCAACCCATTGACGCAACACAGTGTAAGATCCTCGTAGGATATGACAGCCATGTAGCAGGAGAGCCTAGGCTTTCTCAGATTGAAAGGTTCGTAGAGTCTCGCTGGAACAACGCTGTTGTTGCACAGGCTACCACGGCCCGCAATCATGACGGAGCAGAAGCTGTATCTATCCTAGTGACAGCCAATGTTCCTACTCGTAATGTTGCTGATGCTACAGTCATGCGTAGGATCACCGCAGGAACCTACATGGATAACCAGACAGGTCATGTCTGGGTTGTCGCAGACAACGGAACCAATAAATATCTCATGAGGCGCCCTGAAAAGCCCATCGAGGAGATTGTTGGAGCCCCAGAGCGTGTTTCTAGGAAGCAAGCCCGCTTTGAAGATCTACGCACAGCCTCGGCTATGGTAGGTGAGGGTGACACTGTTCGTTTCTGGGACGGCTCTATGCCCATGGTAGGCAAGGTAACATCCTCAGCAGCAGACTCCTTGTCTGTATCTGCAAACGGCAGGTCCTACAAGATCAGCCCCGAGGCTGTTTTCAATGTGGTCGAGCGCTCGGAGTCCAGGCTCAGCGGCGAACAGTCAACTCTAGAGGACTACTACGCCCGTGCTTTTGGAAGTGAAGACTTTGCTCGTAAGTTTACACGCAAGCTAAACAGGCAAGAAGATCCACTTTCTTCTGACACCGGCTGGTCCGGTGGTGGAAGTGAGGACTGATTTATAGGCGTTATGCCTTTTCATGTCAAAACGACTTAAAAGACTTAGAGTTCTATCTAAAAAGTTAGATTCTCTTCTGGATAGGGGTGAAAACCTCAGGTTTCCTCGTGATCCAGATAAAACAGTAGATGAGAATGTGCCCGTAAGCCCTCATGGGTTTCCGGGCATTCTCACTGATACCATGGGAGGCCCAGGTAGTGCCCGGCATAGGGAACACCAAGCTCCTGGGCCTCGTGGTATAGCCTCCTCGGAAGAAGAGGAAGAAGAGGAAAAGGATGACTAGGGAAAATCCCTTTAAAAATCTATCATCTGACCAGAGAGAACTTATAGAGAAAGCCTACGAGTCGGGACAGTCTCCTGAGGAGATAGGTATAAAGTTCGAGCTGGACTTTGACGATGTACGGTTTTATTGTGAAAACTTCATCACACCTCCTAAATCTAGGTATGAGAGACTGCAAGAGATTGTATCAGATCTAGAAAGCACGACAGAGCAGTGTAGGCATCGTATTGACAGCGGGAGCCAAGACTCTGCAATGATGATACAGTCATATCAGAGGCTTATGTCCGAGTACCGTGTTGCACTTGCGGAGTTGGATGAAGTTAAGACCCCCACTGATGTAGTTGAGGACATCGTAAAGAAAGTCCTGAACCCATTTGTAATAGGAATAGCAAAGGTGTCCACAGAGGAGACTAAGAAGCTACAAGAGGAGCTGATTAAGCTAAACGTACCTAGTAGAGATGCTAAGGGTATGTCTGAAGAGATTTTTCGTAGGCTAATGGCCAACGTAAAAACAAACTTGGTAGATGCTGAACGTGCATTGAATGGGTACTATGGAATAAAGTCGAAGAAGAATGACGACATCATGGGAGGCATACGATGAATCCTCAGATAAAAGCTAGACTTGCCCATGTTGCTTCTAATGTCCGGTTACTAGAAAAATTTTCTAAAATTTTACTAGCAGAGATCAGTACGTCTGATGAAGTACTGAGAGATCTTGGAGTAGTCGAGGACACCGAGAACGAAGAAGATGAGTGCGACATGTCCCTGGATCCTATGGATTGTGGCATGGACGATGGATCTGTCCCTGCGGGCCCCAGGAACGAGCCAAACAAATCCATTTACCAGGTGTCCACAGGACATGGACAGTCTACAGTAGATATGTTCACTTCTGTTGCCTGAGACCTGTTGTCTTATTAGAGGATAATTATGCTTGACTTTGAATCGTCATCTTTTGACGAAGAGAACAGCCATCTATTAGACTTAGATAGGCTTATCGAACAGGTAATAGAATCTGGACTAGATCCTAGTGTATTCGACCACGCCATTGACATTGAATACGCTAAAAACGTAATAGACTTTGCACTTAATCCTGATTTCTTGGACACTGTTCTATGGGCTAAACAGGCCGAGCAAGCAGTAAGGCTATTTTCTGAGTATTGTCCCGAGTGTACCGACATGGACTTCTTCAATGATGTCCCTGTTGATGCTGTTATGGGAACATTCAAGTCTAAGGTAGTATTACTTGAGAACGGTGTCTGCCCAGTATGTTCTAAAAACAAGAAGGAGCTGTTCAAAGAGCTTCCTTTTGAGCTGGTTTCTTGTTTGGGTCAGCGCGCAGGAAAGACTGCTCTTACCGGAGGAGTTCTTGCCCCTTATTACGTACACAAATTTCTACAAATACCTAACCCTGCGCGGCACTATGGTCTAATGAAAGGATCTTTCTTTCAGATGACCTTTGTTGCCGTTACAGCAGGACAGGCTTATGAGTCTGTGTGGATGGCGTTTAAGGGTGCTATCGCAAACAGCCCGTGGTTCCAGAAGTACATAGCCAGACTTCATGCAATAGAAAAAGAAAGAAACCTCGAAAAGGGAGACCTCGTAAAGGTCCTTGACACTGGCATCTTGTTTAAAAACAAGATGCTTTCTTGCAGCTTTGCCGCAGCAGATATGAAATCTCTTCGTGGTAGAACACGTGTATTCTGTGTAAGTGGAGATACTAGTATTGTAACAAATAGTGGTATCGTTCACGCGAGAGATATATCTTCATTAGAAGATCCCTTGTTCCTTACAAAAGATGGCGGGTACAAAAAAGTCACACGTTCTTTTGAAAGAGAAACTGATACATTACGCATAGTAAGTTCTTGTGGGTATGAACTAACCGGGAGCACGGAACACCCTGTCCTAATCGCAAACCCTGACGCTACGTTACAGTACAAACCGCTCGGAGAATTGTCTGAGGGGGACGTTCTAGTTATATCGAGAGACCCCCAGCAGATGAGACCTGACGCAGACCCAGGACCACTTCCTGCTCCGCCTAAGAAAGGTCCACTGGGTCACAACAACAGGAAGTACATACCTACTGATAAGATGACAGCAGACCTTGCGTACCTCCTTGGAATCCTGGCAGCAGAGGGGTACCTTACTAAAAAAGTGGTTAGGTGGCACACTTCCGATAAAGATATATTAGACAAGTCCTTAGCTTCTTTTGAGTCTGTTTTTGGTACCCTTCCTAAAGTTATACCGCATGATTCTCTTGAGGAAAACTGGTCCCCAGGTTGGTATATTGAGGCACAGAGCCCTATTGTATACAACTTCCTGAAGGGTATAGGGCTAAGTGGAAAGTCCCACGAGAAAACTGTTCCTTGGTCGATATTGAGGAGTAACAGTTCTTGTGTGAGGAGCTTCCTTGCTGGTTACCTAGACGGAGATGGCAACGTTGAGTTCGATTCTGAAGGAAAAGCCAAGGCTGTTACGGTTCATAGTAAGAGCGAGGACCTTCTTCGAGAAGTTCAGCTACTTCTTCTTTCTCTAGGTATCGTATCCCATAGGTCAAAATACACTAGGGAGATAAAAGGCAAAGAAGGAACATACTACAAACTACAGATGTTCGGTAAAAATGTAGGACTTTTTAGTCAGAAGGTCGAGTTGATACCAAGAAAAAGAGGAAGTTCCACTCCATCTGAGTACATAGACACTGACCGTGTTTACCTAGACCTAGGTGAATTACACACAATGTCAGAAGAAACCAACTTTGCACTATACTACAAGAGAAACTATCAAAACTCTGTCTATGCTTCGACTATAAAAAAGAAATTTTCTGTTCTTCAGGATAGTCACCCTGATGTGGCAGGTAGATTGTCTGAGTTCTTTGAGCAGAACCTATTTTTCGATCCAGTAAAGTCGATAGAAGAAACAGGCATTCAGAAAGTGTACGACTGGACCGTAGAGGATGAGCATAATTTCATAGGAAATGGAATAATACAGCATAACTGCGCAATTGACGAATTGGGCTGGTTCAACTCATCTGATATGAAAAGGGCAAATGCAGATGAAACCTACGCTGCTTTATCAAACTCACTGAGAACTATACGCTCTGCTTCAGACCGTCTGTGGGACCAGGGAAACTATAATACTCTCCCAGGATACATGGCCAACTTTTCCTCACCCAGCTCTCAGTATGATAAGATTATGAGGCTCCTAAAAGAAGGAGAGCGAGATAAGAGAAAGGTTTGCTTTCACATGGCGTCTTGGGAGGCGTCACCGCTAATTACTAGAAAGAGTCTTTCTTCCGAAGAACTGAACGATCCAGTAAAGTTTTGGAGAGACTTTGGTGCCGTTCCTCCTCTTGCCAACAACCCGTTCATAGAATCGGAGAGTGCTATAAAGTCCACACAATCGGCTACTAAGCCTGTGATAAACTGGAGACCTAAATACGTACAGGACAAGGTCAATCCTGATATGAGGTACATTGCTGCGGAGCTGGTGGGTAACGTAAAAGACAGGCTAACGCCTCGTCTGATAGCAGTGGATGGCGGAGAGAGGCAGAACTCCTTCGCTATTGGAATATTCCGAATGGAACCAAAGCCCGATGGAGGATTCCAGATCATACAGGATGCCATTATCGAAGCAAAACCAGAGAAGATAGAAAGAACAAACGAGGTCATACCCGTTCACTTTCCTACCATGTTCGACCTTGTACTTAAGCTATCTGACAAATATAAGGGTCTGAACGTTTTAGCGGTTGTGTACGATAGGTGGCAGTCTACTGGAGAGGTTCAACGCCTCCGTGAGATGAAGGTTAAGGCAGAGAGATACTCTCCAAAAGAGTCAGATTTCAAGATACTTCGTAACATGGTATACAGCGGTGACTTCAAGACACCAAAATGGGAACACAAAGAACTTTCAGACCTGGACATCAGCAACGTAGCTGAGGTCCGTAAAGCACCCTATACACACCAAGCTATACAGTTTGCTACAGTAAGATCTGTCGGTAAGAAAATAGTCAAGCCTGAGGTTGGAGAAGATGACTTGTTCCGTGTATGTGTTCTTGGAGCACATTACCTCATAGACAATCAAAAGGACTTTATCTCTAAGAACTTCGGTGCAAGTAAAGATAGGGGATCTATAGGTACTGTAGCTATGAAGACGAGCAACAGTACATATTTTGGGGCGCGGTCAAAGACTAACATTGGGTCGGTTAGAGGTAAGTACAAGAAGTTTTAGGACAAACAACAGGTAACTTCAAGGTTCCTTCGGTTATTTACGTCTGGACCCTATACATCAGGAGCACAGTGTGGCTGGCAATATCGAAAAATTTATCAGGGATACTCATAAGCAGTACAACATTAAGTATGCCCTTACAGGTGAGAGAATCCGTAAGATTAGGTATAAGCTAGCTGCGGCCGATATCGTAGATTCTGTACACCCTAACGACGAGAAATTGGCCCAGAACATAATCCTTGCGGATTACAATAAGGCGTCTTCTACTATGCGTACTGCTTCCGCTACAGGGCACACTACACATGGTTTTTCTCAGAAAAACGCGGGAATGTGCCCCCGGTGTGGCCAGGGAATGGTATTCGCTAACCTTGCTTCTCAGTCTGAAGCAAGATACTGTCACAGCTGCCACGTCTGCGTACCTGTAAACTAATAGTATGCCTTCCTATAAAATAGAAGCTGCTAGCTTAGAGCTGGTGGCTGGAGATCTACTTAAAGAGGGTCTTGTAGATGAGGCAGCTGAACTTCTTTCTCTTGCTTCTTCGTCAATGACGGAGAAGGATCAAGAGTTACAAATGAATGTGTTTGAAAGGGTCCTTTCTGACACCCCTGTTGATGTTTCTACTTTGTCTTTAGATCCTAAGACTAAGGTGATGAAGTTTTCAGTAACAGGAATGGACGTATTATCTCTTCCTAAGTTTTTGGATAAATTAATGCGCCGTTTGTCTAACTACGGTACCACCGATTATACCCTGGAAGGTGTAGACCGTGGTAGGTCTCTTGTGGCAAGGATCAAGATTGGGTAGCTGCGAACGATGAGTTCATTCCTCCTCCTTATAAAAGACTCCTAACTGGTAACTATGTCTAGCATTAAACTAAATTACAACAAAATGAAGATCGCATCCCTACGCAGGGCAGCTGTAGGGGGTAGTAGTTTTGGATTTGGTAATGGTGGAGGATCCGGTGGTAGTGGCGGGTTCTCAGGTCCCTTCAGTTATGGTGGAGGAGGCGGAGGAGGAAGGAACTCCCACAATAGGTACAACCCTGTATACGATGACCTTTCCGAGGGCACTATTATCGAGCAGTTCATGCCGGTGGACCCTCGTCGCCTGCATAGGATTTGGAGAAGAATTTATCTTCAGGACCCTGTTGCCGGTCCTGCTGTAGAGCTGTACAAAGACCTTCCTTGGTCTGACTTTGAACTCCTTGGTATTGATGACCCTGCTGTAGCGCGTTTATACACTGACGCAATGAACGCAATCAATATCAATGACCTTTTGCCTGAACTCTCAGCGGAGTTTCTGACAATGGGAAAGGTTATTGGTCATCTTACAATGAATGAATCCAAAGGTCATTGGGATCGATGTATTATACATGATCCTGATTGGATTCGAGTAACTCCTATTCCTATTCCTGGATTCCAGCCTAAGCTAGACATTATTGCTACTCCTGAAATGAGAGCATGGTCCCACTCTAAAGATCCTAGAGACCTGCAAGCTCAAGAAGAAGTCGAAGAGCTGGTGGAAATGATTCGTAGGGGGTTGGACATTCCTCTTCCTACAGAGCAGACGTTCTACATTCCTAGGAGAACCTCCCCCTATGATGTGATAGGTGCATCTGCCTATACACGAATCATCATGTTCGTTGCTTATGAGAAGGCCCTCGTAAATGCAACAATCGCGGCTTCTAGAAGAAGAGCATCTCGTATACGCCACATCACGGCTGGAATCGACGACGTTTGGGAGCCAAGTCCGGACGAGATTAACGACCTATCCAACTTGTTCATGCAAGCGGACGAGGACCCTGTTGGAGCTATTGTTGTGACCAGAACGGGTGTCAATGTGAACGAAGTGGGAGGTAGCTCTCCACAAGACATTCTTAAGATCTCGGATGAGTGGCAGTTCCTTCTACAAGGTAAACTTAATGCTCTTGGTGTTAGCGAGGCGTTTCTTACGGGTGAGGCTTGCCTTGTCGGTGACAGTCTAGTTCCGACCTCTAAAGGTCTTGTTGAAATTGGTAGTTTCCGCAGCAGAGAAGACGGACAGTGGCAGGACCTATCTGAAGAAGTAAGTTCTAGGTACGGTAGTGCCCCCACGTCTAAATGGCTATACAACGGATACAGAGAAACCTTCAAGTTAGAGACAAAGTCAGGGCACACACTTCAGAGTACTCCTAATCATCCTGTTCTTGTATTTGATCAAGAATCGGGAGTAGCTGATTGGAAGAGGACAGACGAATTGTCTCTGGGAGATTTGCTCTGCGTTTCAACCGCTAAGATGGTCAGGACGGAGCCTCTCCCCCTCAATTTGAGTCTACCCTCTGTTCGAAGTGCTTCCTGCAAAGTTCCTTCTACACCCTCTCACATGAATGCAGACCTAGCCTACTTGCTGGGGTGTGTTGTTGCTGAGGGATCTTCCACTAAACATATGGTTAGTGTGAGCAACTCTTCTCAAGACATACTGTTTAGGTATGAAAGATGCTGGTCATCCGTGTTTGGAATGACAGGGTCCCAATACCCAGTTAGTAAGGCTGGCGATACAGGTGTTATTAACGGAGTATCTTTTACCGTAAATAACGACTGTTACGACTACAGGGTACATAGCATCATTGCTAGCCAGTGGCTAGAGGACTTGGGCGCAGCTAACGTAAAGTCTAAGGATAAGAGAATTCCTTGGTCTGTGCTTCAAGCGGATGAGGAATCCCAACTGGCGTTTCTTGGCGCTTATTTGGATTGCGATGGATCTATACACCACAACAAGGGTCAGATATCATTCCACTCAAGCAGTAAGAAGCTTCTACGTGACCTACAGGCCTTACTAAACTCACATGGTTACGTTTGTAGGCGTACTAAAAAGTCTGTAGAGCTTACCCGGAGGGACAGTAAGGACCTTTGGGAAAGTCTGAAAAAATACGTGGTAACTAAGTCTTACCCATCTGATGAGTCCCTCGCTACCAAATCCAGAAACAGGTTTGGCGTACCTAACAACTTCGTCAAGAAAATAATTTCGGAAAGAAAAATCAAGCACAATCGTCATGGATCTTACTTCCTTAACGACGAAGGCAAAGAGATTCTCGTTCCTAGTGTAAGAAGCCCATTGAACGACGAGAAAAAGTTCCTTTACGACAGGTATTCCTCTGGTAACTACGATGAATGGCTTGATAACCTCAAGAAAATAAGCCCAAGTACCCACAAAAAACTTATAGGTCTCCTAGACCTTAGGTATGACTTTACTCCCATTGTATCGCTTTCTACGGGAGGTAAGCAGCATGTATATGATATTTCTATGGAAGAAGGACACGAGCCTGCTTTTGTAGCAAACGCGCTTGTCGTCCACAACACTTACAATACCATGGAACAGCTCATGTCTGTCTTCTTGGAGAAGATCAAGGCGTTCCGTAACTTCTTTGTCAACCAGCTTTTGCTTGAGAAAATCATTAAGCCACTAGCTGTTAAGCACCACTTCGTCCACCGACGACAAGCGGACCTGGACCACAATGTACGCACTGGTGGAAGAAAAGATCCTGAGTACATCATACCCTCTATTGTATGGGAAAAAAGTCTCCGTCCTGTAGCTGACCGTGACTATCTAGAAATCCTAGATATGATGGAAAGCAAGGGGATTCCTATCACTCTTCGCACGTGGGCAAGTGCTGCTGGCTTCGACGTCGAGGCCGAGACTGAGCAGTTTGTAGACGACATACGTGTTCGTCGAAAGATGGCAGACCAAAAGAAAAAGATCGTAGAGCAGGCTCCAGAGGCAGCGGGTGGATCTGGTGGTGGCGATGGACTCGGTGGCGACATGGGAGGACTAGGCGGTATAGGTGATGACCTAGGCGGCCTCGGTGGAGATCTTGGCGGCCTCGGTGGCGATATGGGTGGCATGGGAGACCTTGGCGGTGACATGGGAGGCATGGGCGGAGGCGGAGGAGATGACCTCGGCGGCCTCGAACTACCTCAGGTAGGAGCATCCTTTAAGGAAGCACAAGCAAAGAGGTATGCTCAGGATCAAGAGTTCCTCACTAAACTACGTGCCCTACCTTTTTGGGGAAATAAGAAAGAACTCCTAGGTGTAACCTACGATAGAGCAGAGCTTACGGTACGTAGGATTCTAGATCACATGGGGACGCGAGAGGCTTCTGTCCTATCCACCCGTGAAGAAAGAAACATCTTAGGTACTAAGAACAAGGTTAGTACTGGCGCACTAAAATTTATTCTTAGTAGAATAGGTCTAGTCAAGAATGGGAGCTTGAACAAAGACACCGCTATAAAGATCCAAGAAGAACTATCTGCTCGTCTTGGTAGTCATCCTGGTGTACTTGCTAATGAACTTAGGCAAGTAGCTGTGTGCTTAGCCATGGGTAAGCGAGCTACTATGGAAAGATCCGCAGAAGACTACGAGGAAGAGGCGAGGAAAGCCATCGTAGAGGCAGACCAACGCCGCAGGAATCTAAATGTAAACTCTGACCTCGTAAACGCCACAATGAAGATGGCGGGAAGTGCAATAAAGGGCGAATCTAACGGAAATCGTTTATTAACCGGTTATGTAGAGGACAGTAGCCTACTAAAGGAATAAAACGGAATGTTCAAAACTGGTGAAAACATCGGATCTTCTCGTGTTTTTGAGG